CCTACCAATTGACCAATTTGACATAAGTGGTCCTACCAATACACATACTGACAATATGTGTACATTGGTCAGACCCGGTACCAGGCCCAGGCCAGCTGTTAATTGGTCATACCAATAAACAATATGAAGATATATGTATATCTAGATATGATGATATGATGATATGAATATCACGATATGCTGATATCTAAATATAACCGTATAGGCGTCTGTAAATAGTAAACTAGTTAACTTGTTTAGAAGTAGTACCAATCCTGCGTACCAATTTGTTTTATTTGTCCTGATAAGTCTTTACCCTAAACCCTACGTATAGCACGCTTTATCAACCTCGTTTCACAGAGTGCCAGATACCCCGCGAACCTAAACCCCTACGTACCCCGAACCAGGCGATACCTCGAAACCGAAACCGAAACCAGGCGATAGTAACCAGGCAGTAACGAGGACAGAGAACACAGAGAACACAGAGAACCAGGCGAAACCAGGCGACTAGCACAAATATGTAACCAGGGATAAGTAACGAAACAATACTAAGCCTAGTGTACAAAACCCCTACGGATACCGAAACGTTCTATACCCTAATTGTAACCAGGCGATAGTAACCGGGCGATAGTTACCAGGGTAAATCATTAGGGTATTGAACCCTGTGTACATCGGAACATTAGAGTAGTGAATCATAACCAGGATATACTTAAGTAGCTGCTACACAACTATTCTATACAATGAGATAAAGAACTATTGTTATCAACAAAGTTATCCACATATCCACAAAAGACAGAGGTACTGTCATTAAGCGGTAATTTGCCTGGTAAAATGTGCTTGTTTTTACCTCGTTAGAAACCCCGCTATGCGTCTGTGGCGCGTTTTAAGGCACCGTAGACGCGTTATCCGGTTTGCACGTATCAGATGACCTATGGACACTCTGTCAATTGAAACGACGGTAACGAGGTGACGCCGAAACCAGGAAACCCGAAACCGCTACACAGTGTGTAACGGTTTCGGGTTTTGTATCTCACCTCGTTAGAACCAGGGTTAGAGAACACAGAAAACGCGGTAAACACGCTACGCGGTTTTCGCGGGTTCTGATACTTCTAAGCTAAAACCAGGTAACGACCGCATAAAACGTACCAGGCAGTCCGGTTTCGCCTATTTTCCCGAAGTAGGCTAAAACCCCGAAACCGTCTAAAACCAGGAAACACAGACACGCAGTCAACCGGATATACCCCTAGAACGCGTTTTAAGGCACCGTAGACGCGTTGTAAACGTGTACGCGTGTCATTTGACCTGCGGATACCCCTACTTCATTTACAGACGGTTTACGCGTGTTTCGGAGTGAAAACCAGGGTGATGTAGCCTTAATGAGACGATATATCAGTAACGAGGTGATAGCTTCAGTCTGGCCAGGGTTTCGAGGTATCTTCCATATAAGCGAACAAAACCGAAACCAGGTCGCATAGATTGACATTTTGTCCGGTTTTCGTTTATCCTCGTTTTGTGTCGGGTTTCGGCACAAAGTAACAAAGTGACACGGGGTGTAACAAATGAACGAAGAACCGACCTGCCCGACATGTGGAAACGAGGTCACTAGACCGTATAGCTACTTCTGTTCGGAAAAATGCGAAAACGCGAACACAGAAACGGAGGCAAAACAAATGAACGCGAACGAAACCGGATTCACGAACGAAACCGCGAACACGTCTAACGAGGTGAAAAGCATGCAACTGTTTCAAACGTTCGAAACCGTTACGACCCTCGATTACACGCAGTACCCCGACGTTCGCACCGCGGCGACCGCGTATGTAGGTTCGTTCGGTGACGGGGTTTCCGTGTCGGAATTGTGGAACCAGGAAACCGGTTTCACGCTGCAACCTAGCGGGCACCGGTCGTTTATCGTCACGCGTAAAACCGCTACAGATAAAGACAATCATGCGGTAACGATCACTGTGTTTGATGAACCCGCACGGAGGTCATATGAAGACCCCTACCCCGTGCTGGTCACCCAGCACGCGTACACGTTTGTACGTGACGCGGTTTTACCGTCCCTCTGGCGCGTTTCTGCACCATCGTTGACGACATACGAGGACGCGACATACGCCGCTAAGGGTGCGATACAAACATATTTTGACGCGTGTTTTACCCCGTCTGTGTTCGTGTTCGGGGAAGACACGGTAGCGGGTTCGGGGTATCGGAAAATGACAGACGCTAATCGCGTCTATAGCTTGCGTGTTCGCACCGTCAATGACCCCGTGTATGGTCCGTCATACGCGTATGCGGCGATTAATCACGGCGAAACCGTCTTGGGTGAGAATCACCTAGCGTTTCCTGGTTCGGGTACGTTTATTAGACAGTGGATTAACCCCGACGTGTACGACCTTCGTGATGCACTTATGCGGGACGTGTACACAGAAGCCGAGTACGAGGTGATTGACCTCGTATGTAACTCGATACCACCGGCTATCGGGTACGCGTTTCGATGCAATGACGACGGGTACGTTTCGTATAACGAGGATACGAAACCCGCTACCGTACCCCGAAAGAAAATGAAGTACGGGCGGTTTCTACGAAAACTGGTTAACACACTTAACATCGCGGTGACAGACGCCACAATCGAAACCGTAGCGCATCGGTTTACGAAAGCGTTTACCCCGCTACCGACACATATCGAAGAATGGTCCGGAGATGACATTCTGTACGCGTATCACGAGGGTAACTATGTTCGCGGGATTACGACTGGTTCGCTACACGGTTCGTGTATGCGATACGGCTATGCACAAGACTATGTACGATGGTACGCGGAAAACCCTGGCACGGTTTCTATCCTCGTTTGCGTCGATGAAGATCGAACCATTTACGGACGTTCTCTGTTATGGACTACCCCGAACGGCGACCGTTACATAGATCGCATTTACGGTAACGAAACCGTAACGGCGGCGATTAACGCGTTTGCATCCGAACACGGGTACAGCACGCGGGTATATCAGTCCTGGTTGCATATGAAACCGTCCGAAACGGGGTATTACCCTTATATGGACTCGTATGCATACTTCCACCCCGGTTTAGAACGTCTTCAGGCGTTCTACAGTGTCGGTTTCCGCAGTCTCACTGGCACAGACGGTAACTATGAAGTTACCGGGGTAGAGTGTTCGCAGTGCGGGTACACGGGCGACCGCGACGATATGTTTACCCCGCACGGCGATTATCTCTGTGAAGACTGCTACGGTAGCGGTATCTGTGAATCGTGTGGGGAGTACGAGTACAGCACCGAGGAACGAGAAACCGTTACGGGCGATTATCGCAATCTCTGTGAAGTCTGTGCGGATACGTCTACGTGTTCGCAGTGTGGGGAATTGCAAAACGACGCAGACGTTTTGCAATGGCACGCGGAGTTGTCGGGTGACGTATGCCCAGCGTGTTACGCAACGCACTGTGAAATGTGCGGCGATGAAACCGACAGCACGCCACTGTGTAACGAGTGCATGAACGCTACCCCGTGTTTACATTGTGGCGAACCTCGTTCGCGTTTTGAAGACGGCGCCTATTGCACCGTCTGTAAACCGCGTAGCCTGTCAATGTTCGGGTATAGCGGATACTCTTCGTATGTGAGACTTGACGGGCGATATGCACACACACAGCCGCGAAACGATGAAGAAACCGCTAACGCTGGGTATGATGTGGCATCGGTGATACGCAATCATCGTGCATATCAAAACCGCTACAGCAGTAGGGTGTGGAACGAAACCCCAGTACAACTATCGTTCGCGTAACCCGCGTAACCCGCGTAACCCGCGTAACCCGCGAACCCCTAACCCCTACGGGTTAGGGGTTTCTCTGTGTCTCTCACCTCGTAACCAGGGAACCAGGGAACCCCCGTACACGGGTTTACCCCGAAACCGGGGTACAGCCTAAACCCCGAAACACAGAAACCGTTACGAGGTGAGACACAGACACATTATCAGACACGCAGAAAGACACCCTAACGAGGTTAAACCGCGTTAGGGTATGTTTGTGCGGTTTTAGGGGTAAACGCGAACCAGGGCGGTTTTCACGCGTTACAGACATAGTTTCACTGTGTGAAACGTTTAGAGTATGCGGTTTTAGGGGTTTTGTCTCTGGCCAGGTAACGAGGTGACACACGAACCAGGGTACAGACGCTACCCAGGTTTCTCTGTGTCTGTGTCTGTGTCTGTGTCTCTCACCTCGTTAGCACGGGTTTAAATGTTCGGACGATTACCAGGATATACGCGATATGTTCGAACCAATGTTGTCCGGACCAATTTCCATGCGAGTACCAAATCGTACATTGGTCAGACCAATTTTCTCAGTTGGAAAAATTGGTTTATTGGTCATACCAATGTACCAATTTTGAAAATTGGTCCGGTGGTAGGACAACCGAACCAATCCAGGTAATTTGTCTAGTTGTCCTACCAATGTACAACCTGGAAAAATTGGTATATTGGTATGACCAATGAACAACCTGGAAAATTGGTCCAGTTGTCGGACCAATGAACCAATTTTGAAAATTGGTATATTGGTCGGACCAATGAACAACCTGGGAAAATTGGTTCGGTTGTCGGACCAATTCTCGCGGCCTGGTTTTCCCGATTTTTATTTTTTTTAAAGTTTTTTGTTTTGTTTGGTCTTAACCATCCTCTTGTGTTTATTTCCTAATAATTTATAATAGCGCTAGCGCTAGCGCTTCATGTATTTCCGGGGGGTTAATTTAGATTAAGTTTACCTTAAGTTTAAGGTTATATCTTAAGTTTTCTATATTAGGTTATTTACTTATATTTCCTAATTATATTAAGTTTAGTTATTTCCCCTGGATTTATTGCTCACTTAATCAAAAAAAAATTAGAAATTCTGTTGATTGGAATTGGGTTGCTGATTGGATTTTCCCCTCTTTTCTTCCTTTTTTTTCTTATATAGTATATATGTGTGTATACATACTATGTATAGTAGGTATTACCTACTAGTGTAGTATGCAGTATATACATAGATGTTGCTATACGCTTATGTACTACATTCTTATCTTATTTTTTGGCTCCATAGTACGATAATGCACTTTTTTTGAAGTCTTCAATTTCTGGCGCGGCTTTTTTTCTACAGCTTTTGACTTTTTTTCTAAACCCGAATTTGGGGCGCGGCAATTTTTCTAGAAAATGGGGCGCGGACTTTTACCCCACAATATTGACCAATTCGGGGCGCGGAGATTATATTCTATAATATTGTGTGTTTATAGTAGCGGGGGTCGTAAATGAGAACGTGTATTCATTGTGCTGGGACTAAACCATTATCTGAATTTACAACAGTACGAGGGTATATTCGTAAAAAAAGTTGTATCAAGTGTTCAAACTTAATAAAGATGCAACCAAAAAATCAGCATGGCATAGCTAATGATTTTCATAGACTACGTAATGTGGAACTGGTATTCACTCGCTTACGTGAGAGTGGTGGGTGTGTGATGTGTGGAGATACGAGATTAGCTGTGTTGGAATTTCATCACCTGGACAGAACGCATAAGCGATTTAATGTGTCTCGGGGACTTTCCTATGGAAGTATTAAATCGTTGAGTGACGAAATGAATAAGTGTATTGTTCTTTGTTCTAATTGTCATGGAATTGTAACCGCTATTGAAGATGGGACGGTTAGAGTAGCATTTATCGAAGAAAATGATTTAAACAATTATCATCGGGCTTTCAGAAGCCCTACTCCTTGACACTTGACTGATTGTCGTGTATACTGAGTGTAACAAGAAAAGGAGAGGCGCATGAGTGATGGAACGGTCGAACTGAATTGGGATTCTATCTTGAACAAGATGGAGAAAATTCAGGAACTTCATAAGCGTGCGGCAACGCAAGGTGAAATGGAGGCGGCGGCAAATGCGATGGGGCGGTTGCTCACGAAGTACGGCTTGGAATTGGCTGATGTGGGAGCTCGGTTGGGGGGTCGTGATGATTCTACGGCACACATTCAAGAGGATGTAACCATTGGCTCGGTTGCAAACTGGCGTCGATCCTTGCTGAACATTGTGGCACGCCACAACTTCTGTTGTGTTATCTCACATACTGGTAACGCAAAATTGACCGGGTGGGGCCACCGAAGTATATTCAAGCAACGAAAGCGATGTTCGCTTGGCTTGAAAAAGAAGTGGAGGTGATTGGAGAGTACCGGTACACGCAGGAAGGTATTCGGCCCTACGTTTCAAAGAAGTCTTGGAAGAATTCATTCTACAACGGAATGGTTACGGGACTGAATCAGGCACTTCAAGAAGCAAAACGACAAGCCGCAAAGGACTTTTCTGGCGGGAGTGCGTTGGTACTCGTTGAAGAAGACGAAGCTAAGAAAGCGTTCCGCACGTTCTTTCCGCGCACGTCAAACATTCAACAGCGTGTCGCAAACAATTCTGGCTATGCGTCTGGACTTTCCGAGGGTCGGAAGTTCAATATCAACGGAGCTAAAAGCATCGCCGGGTAACTCCCCGGCGATAGGAGTAGAGGTGAGCTTTTATCAACCACCTGATGAAGGTCCAGGGAATAGAAATATCATTCTTGCTTGGGGTTTTATTGGGGTAGCCGGGGTACTTCTGTTCATCTTAGGATATGTCCTCGGTTCATAGCAAAACCCTTTGACATTTGACTCGTAGTCGTTTACACTTGTAGTAACAAGAAAGGGAGAACGAATGAAAAAGCTGTTGATTGTGATTGCGTGGTTGGTGATTATGGTTGGGGGGTTTTATCTCTTGGCAACCAATCCAAACCCCGAAGCGTATGGTCAGGGTGTGACTATTACTGTTACTCGTGTCGGTAAGCCGAATACCGAATGTCAACGGTGGGCCTACAATGAAGGAGAAGACGGCTACCCGGATTCACCGATTATGCACACGATTGGTTGTGATAATAACGGCTTGGTCGGAGGGGTGTATCAGCGCATGGAAGGAGAGTGTTATCTGCACGCTCGTCGCGCTTATCGAAGCAAAGGACTCGCGGCAAACAGTGTCGAACTTAAAAACTATGTGGAGTCGTTTGGCTGTACTCAATGGGAAGACGGCACGTATTCATTGAATAGGAGTAAGTAATGGAGAATGAAACATCACGGGTTTTTGAAGGGACTTGACACACAGTAAGCCATCGCGTATACTTGTGGTAACAGAGAAGGAGAGGACCACATGAGTTCATATGCAACACCAATGAAAATCGCACAGGAGTTTCTTGATGGAGCGTCGAAAGCGTCCGTCAAGCGAGACTCGCTATATATTGACTTGAACGGTAAGTATGGCCCTGGACTGTATTCATATGGCAATCATTATCCGGTGTTGCTTGATGACGTGAACGGTCTGTTGTTGAATACCGCAAAGTCAACGGTGACAACGAACAAGGTGGTCAATGCGGTAAAAAGTACGCTGGCACAAAACGGCTACCATGAAATTGATCTTGCTGAATTCCGGACAACCGTTGCAGATATGGTGTTTGTCCTGTATAAACCACAGCAGGGATAAACAAAAGCAAGGGCTTTTGTTGCGCGGTACGTGTAAAGGAGAAATAACACAGTGTTGAAAATGACGGATCGGTTGCGGGAACTTCTTACAGAGGTTAATAAACTTGATGGGGGGTGTCAGATTGCACGCACGTTGTTGTCACCTACGTCAAGCCTTGTTACGTCCGACCGCGTAAATTATCTTGATTGGGAATCCTCTATAGGGGAAATCTCATATCTTCCGGTGTCAAAAGAGGTTTTTGATAACGACGAGGCTAACTTCACGTCTTCTAGCCGACAGTCAATGCGACCTGGGCGGCTTATTCGTTCCCTGTTTCTTGTTTATCTAATGGATGCAGATATTGAGCGGTTTCTTTACCTGCTTGACTCGGTAGTTGAACGGAAAGCCTGTTTTTTTGAGCTTGTATCCGGGGAAGACATTCGTTATTGGTATAATGGAGCAAACTACAGCGGTGGAGATACTGGATCGCTCCGTAGTTCCTGTATGCGCTACGACAAGTGCGCTCCGTATTTTGATGTGTACGTGAAGAATCCCGATAAAATTCGAATGCTTATTGTGAGTAAGCCAAATACCGGTAAGATTATTGGGCGTGCGTTGGTGTGGACAGCCGATAGTGGGGAAACCCTGGTTGATCGCATCTATGGACGAAGAAGCACAGTTGAGGCGGTAAAGGCGTGGGCGAAAGAGCGGGGGTTTTGGCACAAGCAGTACCAAACGTATGACAGCCCTCGTAAATGGTACTCACCAGAAGGTTATAGAGAAACGAAGTCCTTCTGTGTGACGATTGACAATGCTTTGTTTGAAGCGTTCCCTTACATGGATACGTTTCAATATATTTCCCTGAAAAAAAAGGGAGACACGGCACAGGGGGTTCTCACCAACTACTCGCGGCAACGAGACTCTGAGCTTACGTTCACGCTGCAAAATACTGAGGGCTACCCAGGCCTTAGCCGATGTGCGGATTGCGGTATCGTGAGGGACGGAGACGGAGACTATTGTTATTCGTGTGTGCAAGCACGTCGTTGTACGTGGTGTTATCAGGACTACGAACCAAGCGATATTGTAGGTGGACTATGCCCTACGTGCCAAAACCGTCACGTATGTTCAACGTGTCAGTGCGTTGATTCACGAAATGTACGAACGTGGGACGGTGTTACCAAACAATGCCGCTCTTGTTTCGTACAAAGCGTTGCGGGGTTAGTGTCGTGCCACTGTGGAAATCCGGTGTCTTCGACACTTATAGAGGATTTAAACGGTCATTATCTTTGTGATACGTGCATACGGAACAACGTCTGTCAGAGTTGTGGTACATATGAGCCGCTTAGTCGTAATATCCGTTCAGAGCGAACAATTCGAACATCGTTGTTTCCGTCACTTACCATCGAGGAAGGACCGCTAATGGACCTTTGTCACGACTGTGTGGTGTGTTCCCTGTGCCTTAATACAGGTAGAACCTTAACGAACCATATTGTCCGTATTGACAGCGACGAATTTTACTACCAAGAGCGTCTCGTATCACTATGTCAGAGTTGTAGGTTAGCGCTTGAAACGTACGGGCAGCTTCACTAGACCTTGACAAAAAGTACGTATTAGCGTATACTGTTAGTAACAGAGAAAGAGAGGTGCGAATGAGCACAATCAACACAAAATTGCTAAAGCAGATTCTTTCCATTCAGTCCGATACGGGGAAGATGGATAAGATTAGTGAGTTCATCGTGGACTATGTATTTAGTATGGGACTCGTTGCGGAAGTTGACCGAGACGGAAACCTATATGTCAAGAAAGGGTCCGCCGACGTATTCCCGACTATCGTAGCTCACATGGATACGGTACACAGGATTGTTCCGGATAGCTTCTTCAAGGTTGTTCAGGCAGATGACATTCTCTTGGCAATTGATCCTGTCAACATTCAACCGAGAGGTATTGGCGGAGACGACAAAGTAGGAATTTTCATCGCTCTCCAACTGCTTACGGAGTTGAAAAGTGTGAAGGTTGCCTTCTTCGTAGATGAAGAAATTGGGTGCGTTGGCTCTGGCGCTGCCGATATGAGCTTCTTCAAGGACTCGTCTTTCGTTTTGCAAGCAGATCGAAAAGGTTCGTCTGACTTTGTTCGAACCGCGTGTGGAACCGAATTGTACAGTGACGCGTTCGGTGAAGCTATCGCACCGTTCCTTCGTGAATTTGGGTTTACCCCGTACGACGCCGGAAGCCTAACGGATGTGTATGAGTTGAAATCGAAGGGACTTGCGGTAAGCTGTGCCAATGTTTCAGCCGGGTATTACAACCCGCACACGAACAGCGAAATGGTGAGCATCAGCGACGTAGCAAATACGCTGAATCTGTTCCGCATGATTTGTAAGAATCTGAGTTTCCGTAAGTGGAAGCACAAAGTCGATAAGGTTCGCAGCACGCGGCGGTCTTATTCGTACAAAACGTGGAACCCGAAAACGGGAATGTTTGACGCACGACAAGGTTCTTACGATTCGTACTGGAAAGAAGATGCAGCGTGGGAACGGGCACTATCTAAACCGGCATCCTTCCCCAAACCAAAAGTAACCGCGACGGTAGCCGACGTGGTTGCCGCAGATCGTGATACACTTCTGGAACGGGCGGCTAAAATGAAAGCCGAGGTTATTGAGAAGTATCTGCCCGAATCAGAAGGTGACAGTTATATGAACGGGTTTGATGATGATGAAACAGACCGATCACTTGCATGGAATAGATCGGTGGGCATTTGCCCGATGTGCAAGGGCTACGATTGCATGAATTGGGACTCCACCGAAGAGAACTTCTTCTGTATGGTGTGCCAGGACTACATTCCGACCGAGGATACATTTGGACGGAACGATACCTTCGGGGATGATTGGCCCCCGAAGGCGATTATTACCGGGAAGGTCGTTGCCTAATGTCGCTTCCAGACCTCACGTACCTCGCAATTGAAATGCAGCCTCGGATTAAGAAACCTTTAGAAGAGGCGTTTGCATATGGGGTGTACCGGTTTCAAGAGAAGTATGGGGTGGAGCCAACAATCCTTGCTATCCACCCCGACTTGGAGTACAATTTAGACAAAGATATTGAGGTGGTTCGAAGCGAGATTATTTCAAGAAAAGTCATGTACTTTGGGCGTCCTGGGTACGGACACAAGTAAAGGAGACTAACATGGATACGGTACGAGTTTGTTCATGGTGCGGTGCAGCTTCACCGAGTTGGTGTGAAGATTGTACAAAGGAAATGGAAAACCGCTCTGATCCTGGTACAATGACTAAAGACGAACGCAAGATCGAGCTTGAATGGTTCTTCACTGGACCCGGAAAAACGTGCGAAGTTCCGTTCAACGTAATGCATAAGAGGATGGAACAGTTAATGGGGCGACCAGTGTGGACGCATGAGTTTGCCAATACAAAACGACTAATGGCAGAATTTGTCGTTTCTTAATAACTACAGTAAAGGAGCGTGACGATGTATACGAGCAGCGACGGAAAAATTAAAACGTGGATTGACTGGACTGAAATCGAGTCGGGTACGATTGACCAGATTAAGTATGTCGCTACCCACCCGCATCTGAACGGACACGTTGCCGTGATGCCGGATACACACCTGGGCGTAGGTGTCCCTATTGGAACGATTCTACCAACGAAACAAAACATTATCATTCCGAACGCGGTGGGCGTTGATATTGGATGCGGAATTTCGTATGTAAAAACGCCTTATCGTCTCACGGGTTGGCTGAATGAAGATTTCTGGAAACTGTGGGAGTCTCATGTTCGGGAACTTATTCCGGTAGGATTTTCACACCACGCGAACGATCAGCCAATTCCGGATATGTTTAAGGTTTGGGGGTTGAACGCTCCGGACCTTCAAAAACGAGCAGACGACCGCGCCTGGCACCAACTCGGAACGCTCGGTGGGGGAAACCACTTCATCGAAGCACTTCGGGATGTTGAAACGGATACAATTTGGTTGGCGGTTCACTCAGGATCACGGAACATCGGTCACACGATTGCATCGTTCTATGCTGAGGCCGCGAAAGATTACAGCGACGGAAAAGGTGTGTCCTATCCGAAAGACTTAGCGTATCTTGATACGTCAAAGGTCGGATATGGGTCAGCGTATGCTCGGGATATGCAATGGGCAATTTCATATGCGAGTGAGAACAGGTACCGCATGATGCAAAATATGGTGAAAGCACTTACGATCACGCTTCAGTATAAAGGATTAGAAAGAGCTGAGTACACCGATCTTATCCGCGATGTACCCCACAACTATGCTGTTCAAGAAGAAACGGCGAATGGACTCTCTTGGGTTCACCGAAAAGGCGCGATGACGCCGGTTCCAGTTGGGTTTATTCCCGGCTCAATGGGTACGAAAAGCTATGTGGTAACTAGTAAACGGGTTGCTGATGCGTACAATTCTAGCTCACATGGTGCGGGAAGAACGATGGGACGGAACGTTGCAAAGCGATCAATTGGTATGGATGAATTTATGTTGTCATTGGAGGGCACCTATTCACGGGCGTCTAGGGAAACGCTAGACGAGGCTCCTGGCGCGTACAAGGACATTGACCGTGTGATGGAGAATCAAGCAGACCTCGTGACGATTCTGCACACGCTACGACCGATCATCACGATTAAAGGCGACACGAAAGCCGCCGAATAACCTTGACGCCGTTCAGCTAAGCGTGTATACTTGACACATAGTAAAGGAGAGGTTCAAGTGAAGCAGGTACACGAGTTTATGGCTGAATGGATCGAGGTTCATAAGACTTCGGTTCGTACTCGAACCGCACAAAATTACCTGTGCCACATTCGTAATTATATTACCCCGGTGATTGGAGATAAGCAAATGAGTTCCGTTACACCGGTGGATGTGGCACAGGTTGTCGTGTATATGCAAAACAAGGGGATCGCGGCAAGCACGATTCGACTCATGCAGACCATTCTCCGTAAGGCGTTTGAGGATGCGGTTGCGTGGGGATATATTGATCGTAATGTAACGAAGGCGACCGCAAAGGTACATGTTCCTAGTAAGTCGGTAGATGCAATTCCAATGAGCGATGTACAGGCAATCCTAGCATCGCTCAAAGGAAACAAGTTTGAAGCGGTTATCCGCATCATGTTGGCACAAGGACTCCGGCGTGGAGAAGCCTGTGCGCTTCGTTGGGAGGATGTTGATTTTGAGCAGAAAACGCTACGTGTGGTACGACAAGTGGTTCGAGTCGATGGTGTGGGACTCGTTGTACAAGAGCCAAAGACGGCTGCGAGTATCCGGCTACTACCGACGACGAAGACGACGTATGACCTACTCACCGGTATGTGGGGGCAAGAAAAGACGGAAGGGTACATTTTTCCGGGGGCTAAGGGTCTTCCAATTGATCCACACCGGGTGTATAATGCGTTTCAAGATGTTCTTGACAGCGCGGGACTTCCTGGAATGGGACTCCACCAACTACGACACGCGTTCGGTACGATTCTTCGGGCACAAGGTGTTGGAGAGCGGACGCTGATGGATTTGTTCGGGCACACGTCAATTCGCATGACTTCGCGCTACGGTGGCGTGGTGGACTCGCTGAAAGTGGACGCCGCGAACTTCATGGACACGGCACTAGGAGGTGTGTAGCGTGCGTAAAGTCTTCTACGTGGTTTCAGCAAATGAACGACAGACGACAGAGTGGGAGGATATTATTGAAACGAACCTTATCAAACGCGTCTATACAGATACGTTGGTCATTTTTCATCCGGAAGATGGTTTATCGGAAAGGATTCGTGAACAGTGTACGGAGAACCGTATTTCCTGCCTCTCTATTCCGAAGGCATTCGACAAGTATGGCCCAGGGTTGTCAGACCGCCGCCGATACCGGTTTATTGCAGACACGTTGATTGGGTTACGGGATCATGGGTATAGCGTGCAAATAATTGCTCTTCAAGATTTTCTAAATGAGTCTGACCGAGAATTGTTCGATGCACTAGGGCTAATGTATCTCCTAGAGTTCGACGTTAATCAGTATCGGTCAGACGGTACATGTGTATACGATCCGTAAGTGTTGACATTTTCTAATAGAAAAGGTATACTAGCACTTAAATAATTGTACTAATTGAAAGGGTTAGTATGCCGAGACAAGAAAAAGAACCGCTTACATTTGGTTCATTACGAGCGGCACAGCAAGATTTGAACGCGTGCCAAACCGCTGACGATGTGAGAGCCGTATTCAAACGTTATTACGAAACACTCGGGTACAGACGCCTGTGCAGGATGTTTGTTCTCGGGTGGCGACCAGAAGAAATGTGGCTACGAGAAGAAGATCGAATCAATGGAGTTCGTAGGAGAGGATTCTAATGGCGTTGCTTAAGGATAGCACACTTTATTTCTCTGCTTGGTCATTCCAAAAAGCGTATAAACAATGCTATTCAAAAGTTGATTACGATAGTAAGCAAGTAGCGCGACGAGAAGCGAAAAGGCTTCAAGCAACTTACAATCAGAAGTACAATGTATACCGATGTTCTTATTGTAAAAAGTACCACACCGGGCGAGATAGGAAGCAGAGAAAACTGCTTAGGAGAAGTGAATTTGAATCTTAACTTTGGAAATATTCTTCACGCGTTTCGAACAGATAAACAACTCTCGCAAAAGCGCGTAGCGGAAGATGCGGGATTGCATGATTCGTATGTGTCGCTTTTAGAGCTAAACAAACGTGGGAGTCCTAGTCGGGCTGTGGTGTATAGTCTTTCTAGCGCACTAAATTTAGAAGATCGAGAACGAAACATGCTTCTTATTGCAGCAGGATATACACCAGACGATGTTCGATCCTTGTTATTTGAGCCTATGCTTGCGGACCTAGACGATGTAATTTCAAATCTTCCCGAGGATTACCGAATCGGAATTGTTGATAATGTAAGTAAACTGTTGGCGTTAGGTCAAGAACTTCTTGCAGCAGCGCCGGAAAGCGAAACAAACTAATGAATTTTCTATTAGCTATCGCAGGGGCGCTATGGGCAATTGTTTTAGGGGTCTTTCGACTTTTGGAAAGAGTTATTTTCTTTCTAAGTATCTTTCTTACTTTTGCACTGTATCTCTCGTTTATTCTCGTTTTCGTTGTTATCTTTAGCTTCGCGGTTGGGTACGGATTCAACGCAGGAATGAACTTTTCATGGTAAATGTCATTGAGCGTTGGCTCAATGACGAGTCAAATCCATACCAGCAAAAATATAGCGACCTAGATATGTTGCATTTGGCAATTGAACACGGCACAATGGATGTGCGAAAGGTTGCAAATGCCATTGCGTTAACGGAATACGCAGCGAAAATTTACGAGAAAAGCGGGAGGCATATTCCTTATGACTCAATTGTAGAGTCGTTGATTCAAGGTGTGCAATTCGACCACGAACCGTATTGGTGGTATCGTCGTACCTGGAATAGATTCCTGTTGTTTCTTCGTTTTCGAAAGGATTAACATGATTACGTTGTGGGACTATCAGAAGGAGGCGAGAGAGTTTCTTCTGAAACATCCTTCAAGCATTCTTGCAGACGAGCCGGGGATGGGGAAAGCACAAGGATTAGACGCTCTTGTGCTTACTCCTACCGGTTATACTCGTATGGAGAATGTTAAGGTTGGAACAGTAGTAATTGGAAAAAACGGCTACCCAACAACAGTTACTGGTGTTTACCCACAAGGGGAAAGACCTGTTTTCCGCGTGTTATTCAATGATGGAACGCATACAGAATGTGACGCGGACCATCTATGGTCTGTTACAACAAAGACTATGCGTAGAGACGGAAAATGTAGCCGTATTGTAAAAACAACCGATCTTGCTGCACTAATTCCTCAAAACATTCAAGTACCTCTGGTTGATCCAGTACAGTTTACGGAAAAGCGAACTGTAATTGACCCGTGGGTTATGGGGTACCTTTTAGGAAACGGTCATTTTGGCCGAAAAAGAGTGTCGGTGTCAGTACCCAACGATACTGTGCGGGACATGATCGTTGAACGTTTGCCAAACACTTTGGAACTAAACAAAAATAACTCTTATGACTATACAATTAGACGAAAAAAAGGCGTGTCTGTAAATATATTGCTAGAGTATATTCGTTCAATTGGTTTGTCTGAGAAACACTCCTATGATAAATTTATTCCCGAAGAACTTCTTCTAAATTCGGTAAATAGTCGAGTCTCGTTACTCCAAGGGTTATTGGATAGCGATGGTAGTGTTGTAGGTAATTCTACAATTGAATATTCAACAACATCGAAGAAACTATCCGAGGGGGTTGTTTTTTTGATTCAAAGTCTTGGGGGTGTTGCACGAGTAACCCCGCGAACTAATTCGTGGTTTACCTACAAGGGTGAGCGCAAGCAGGGATTACCGTCATATCGGGTTATTCCTTCACTTCCTAATACGATACAGCCTTTTCTTGTTTACGAAAAATTATGTCAATACTCACCTCGAACAAAGTATTTTCCTATGAGAAAAGTTTCTGGGATTGAGTTTGTTGGAACTAAAAAAGCTCAATGTATTTCTGTTGATGCTAAAGATCATCTATACGTTACCAATGATTTTATCGTTACACACAATTCCTTCCCGGCGGTAAGCGCGGGGAATGATATAGCCAGTAACAAAAGAAAACTCATTATTGCCCCACCGTATCTTTTGGAACAGTGGGGCACTGTTATCTCTGCCTATTCTCCGGATGTTCCGTGGATGATTGTCGCCAGGAAAGATGCGCCGGTTCCGAAAGAGTTTACAGGGTGGGTTATTGTCAACTATCATATGTTTATGAACGAAGGCATGAAGAAACACCCTGAACTTCTTACCTATGCGTGGGGAGCGGTTATCGCTGATGAATCCCACCGTCTTCGAGGAAGAAAGAGTCAGTGGACAAAGAACATATTGAAGATAAAGTCCGACTACTTTTGGATGCTTACGGGTACCCCTATCGTCAACAACCCAGGAGATTTGTGGCCGTTACTTCGTATCATCGACCGGGTGAAGTTTTCTTCGTACTGGAAATTTGTTGGCACTTGGTGTGAAACGGAAACGACACCGTGGACAACGATTATTAAGGGTGTTAATCCTGACCTTGAAGTAGCGTTTGCAGATATGCTTAACAACTATATGTTGCGTCGTAACTATGAAACAGTTATCAACGAAGAATTCAACCGCACGGGGGTTATTCCTGCGTGGACTGATCTTCCATTAGAAACAAATCATGTATTCGATATGCCGCCGAGCATGAGAAAAGCACATGATACTGCTAAGAAGGAGTGGTTTATTGAGCATCCTGATTTGGACGATCCTGTAGCTATTAGTAGCGGAGGTGCCCTGGTAGCAAAGCTTAGGCAGCTTACAGCGGGGTTTGTGGTTGAAGACGGTGCGATTGTAGGAGAGTTAAAAGAAAATCCAAAGGTTTCTATTATCTCCGAATACCTGGATGACCACGAACTAGAACCTGCAATTGTGTTTACGTGGTTCAGAGGAACGTGCCAGATGATTGCACGTCATTTGCGTGAGAAAAACGATGACCGACCTGTGTACGAAATTCGTGGCGGTATGGCAACAACCGAGCGTAACCGACTTGTTGAAGAGTGGAAAACGAGGGATAATGGAATTATTGTTGCTACGTTAGCATCCCTCACCGAAGGCGTGAACTTGCAGCACAGCAGCTTGTTACTGTTCGCGGAACAGGATTACCTACCGAGTACCATTCAACAGGCTATCGCCCGAGCCAGGCGTGCTGGTCAAACGTCACGCGTTCGTGTTATCAATGTCCTTGCAAAAGATAGTATTGATACCGCTGTGAATAAAGCTCTAGCATTCCGAGACACAAACATTCGACGCGCACTTCTTGAAACGCTTAGAGAAAACCCTTGACAAGTAGAAGACTTGTGTGTATACTTATATTAACGATGAAGGGAGAGGCAAGTGGTTACAATAGCCGAGCATCGAGTTCGAACTATTACAAGTGTTTATGGGAATGAATCACAGCGTGTGAGTGCCGAACAGATGCGGGATATTCGAGAAAGTGGGGGTGACATTAAAAAGATTACCGCAGACTTTGTATTCGATAAAGATAAGCCTGAGTACCGGGTACAGATTAAGTACGTCGCTCTTGAAGAAAGGGTAAAGTAGGTGGACGTATCAATTTCAGAAGTATCGCAGTTTCTCCGGTGTCGGAGACAGTGGGATATAGCGTCTATGAATCGACGGGGGTTGCGACCGATTGCGCTCCCTCGTCCGATTCTTTCAGCCGGAACGTTTATTCATTCTGGACTCAATGCGCTCTCTACTGGCGATCCTGTAATCCCCGCAATGGAACGGGAGTATTTGAAAGAACACAACAGGTATGTTGACGCCTATATTAAAGCTGTCGGTGTTCACCCCGATTCAACCGAGCTAGGAATTCTTTCTGATACATATATGAACGCCGTACAAATTGTCGGTCGCTATATCAATCAGTATGGGACGAATCCTGTAGCTCCGAAATATACGATTACTCATGCGGAACAAACGTTTCGTGTACCGATTCCTGGAACCGAGCATTTTCTTCTCGGAACATTTGACCGAATCATGGAAGATGGGAAAGGAGATACGTTTGTTGGGGAAATCAAAACGTTTGATCGGCGTCCGAATTTTGAGGATTTGCAGAATCGTCTACAATTCTCTGGGTATGCGTGGGCGCTCTCCCACCTTACCGGCAAGCCGGTCAACGGCGTTCTCTATGATGGCATTCATCGCAAGCTCCCGAAAGAGCCAGCCGTTCTTAAAAATGGTACGTTGTCGAAAGCGTGGTCGGATACCCTTGATTACGAAACGTACGTAACCGCTATTCAGCGCGTGGGTGGAAATATTTTTGACTATGAAGAAATCATAGCTCGTATTATCGAACGAGATAATAGTGGAAACAATCCTTTCTTTGTCCGTTTCTTTGTCCCGATTTCCCATAATCAACGCACGTCGTTTGAAGAACAATTGGTTTCAATTGTCAAGGATATGGAACAAGCCGTTGTGTACCCGAACTTTCAAATGACGTGCGCCTGGGACTGTAACGTTCGCAACCTGTGTGCTGCTATGCAGAACAAAGAAGATGTACAATCTATTATTGACACGTCTTATCGAAAAGCTGACGGGAATGTATCCTTTCAGAATCAGAATGAACGGGAGGTGGAATTTACGAATGTTGTTCTTTAAAATCTGGAGCGCCCTCGTACCGTATGTCTTCGGGGTTTTAGGATTGTGGTTTATATATTCATCACGTTTAGCTGAAACGAAAACTCTAGAAACTACGCAAGATTATATTGTAGGATGGGTCATGCTTATGGGAGCTGCGATTATGTTTCGTGTGGAGGAAATCAAGTGTCGGAACGAACAGTAGTAACCCCCAAGCTCGGAAACATCGAGCTGTTAAAAGCATCCGAGGTTTCCCAAAAGTGGGGGATGAATATGCTCATTTACGGAGTCTCCGGCTCAGGTAAAACCACACTGTGTGGTACTGCGGAGGACACGGAACACGGTCGAGACGTGCTATACATCGACCTAGAAGGAGGTACAATGTCGATTGGCGACCGGCCCAACATTTCGGTATTTAGACCGAAGCAATGGGAAGATATTCAAAAAATCTACCAAGCTCTCGTGTCAGAGGATCATTCATTTCAGACGGTCATTCTGGATTCGCTTTCTGAGGCACAGACATTGGCGTTGAAGTCAGTGATAGGGCAGAAAGACGCGGTGACACAGCAGGATTGGGGGAAGACGAACGATAAGATTCTTACGCTGGTTCGTTCCTTCCGAACGCTGACGCACACTAAAGGAATCCATACGATTTTTACAGCCCTAGAGCGTGAGACAAAAGACGAGATTACTGGTGCGGTCAGAATCGGTCCCGCGCTCACGCCTGGGTCTAGTACAAATGTTGGAGCGGCGGTAGACTCTATCGGCTACCTTACTTGGAACGAGAAAACCGGTAAACGTATTCTTCATCTAGCGGGTACGGGTCGTTTCGTCGCAAAGATTCGTCAACCACCTACGGAACGACGTGTTCCAGATTCAATGGAGAATCCATCACTTGCAACCTTGATTAATGGGTTGAGAGGTGATACAATTCTAGCGTAAGGCTGACATAGGGTCAGTTGAATACACAATAGGCTTCTTAAGGAGGGGCCGAAGATATGCCACCGATTCGAGCAGATTTGTCCAAGAACGACGGTTTTGAAATTATCCCTGCGGGTACGTATCCCGCCGTTATTCACACCATTACACCGGGTGTGAGCACGGGTCCGAAAACAAATGGAGCGACGATGCTCAATGTTCGGTATCGCTTGCATGATGGTGGGTCAGTCTTTGACCGGCTTATTATCCATCCGAGTACCCTTTGGAGATTCAAACAGGTAGCTACGTCTGCCGGGGTTGATCCTAGCTTCTTCACCGTTGAGAACGCCGTTATCGGTTGGAGTCACGAAGAAGAGGAAACCGATCTTTCACCGAACGAAACGTGGGTTTCACTTGACTCCATCATCGAACAAATGATGCAGCAAGAAGTTGCTGTTGAAGTGACGGTAAGTCCCGCACGTACTGGACCGAACGGCGAACAGTACGGAGAACGGAACGAAGTTAAGAATGTCAAACCGCTTACGGACAACGCAGACGCCAGTTCGGGCTGGTAAACCCTGTGCGAATCTTGTCTATTGATCCTGGAATTACGACCGGTGTTGCTCTGTATGACGTATACACAAACAGTGTGTACGTCACACAAACAACAACACCGGACGAACTTATTGCAATTATTGACAAGAATCTCGCCCCCTCTGATATTGTTCTTATCGAGAACTTTATTGGAGGGGGGTATCGAACATCGGAATCAACCTATACGCTTAAATTACTCGGGTTTGTTGAGTATTATTCGTACTATGTAAAACGAATACGAACCTTTATTCAGACTCCACAAACCCGAAAAGCGTATGTTGGTATAGCGCGTGATATTTTAGAACAAACCACACGAACGCCACATTCTATTGATGCGTTCGCTCACATTCTTGCATATATGGCAAAGGAGAAAATTGTCAGTGAACCCGACTTTAGAAGCATTAAAGTTTGCCAAGTGTGATGTGTGTCCGTTGCGACACAAACGAAACCCTATTTTAGGGCATGGAAATGTAGATGCTTCTCTTGCGGTTGTAGCGGATTCGCCTCACTACGCTGATGTGCGTGGGAAACGCCCTCTTGCCGGTCGTTCAGGTGTTGTGTTTGAGAATGTTTTAAAGCGTGAAGGTGAGTCGTTCGAAACAGTATGGTCCACTCACGCCGTACTGTGCCAAAACCAAGATGCTCATTACACAGACATTCCGGCACCATCAGGAGCTATTGATTGTTGTCGTCCTCGCCTAATCCATGAGTTGAAACTTGTTCAACCAAACATGATTCTTGCTCTTGGAACAACGGCGTCACGAAGCACCTTAGATACGCGGCAAACATTGAAAGAAGTGCAAGGGGTAGTAGAGTTTCCAACCCTCTTCCCTGCCCCTGTACTTCCAACGTATAATCCATCTTCTGTTATGGCAAATAATAAAACAGCCGAAAGTAACTTTGAGGATATTCTTTCCTCAACTCGCCGCGCTGTGCGAATTTCAACCGGCAAACTGTCTATTATGGATCGAACCGAAAACATTCCAGTAAACCATGTGAAGAGTGTAGAGCAAGCGAACGGCGTGCTAGACGCGCTCTTAGCAGGACGAGCTGGGTATAAGCTTTCTATCGACGTAGAAACGTCCGGGCTTAGTGTTATTGATAACTATCTTATTCAGGTCGCTATCGGAAATACTGAAAAAGCCGCTGTATTTGAATACGATGTTTTGAATAATCCGGTGTTGAAGCGTAAGTTTGCAAATCTACTATCCGATAGCAGATTTACATGGATCATTCACAATATGTCGTTTGACCGACAGTGGTTTGAAAAGTATTTCAACGTTTTACCGGCTAACGACATTGATACAATGTGTATGGCTTTAGGACTTACTGAACACAAGGGGAAGGTTGGTCTTAAAACACTCTCGCGGGAGTGGCTTAATTCTCCATATTATGAAGACGAGGTTCACCAATATCTCGGTGTTGGAAAGTCCGGGTGGGAAAATGTACCCCGACCTATTCTTGCAAAATACGCCGGGTTAGATGTGGTGTACACATCCAGGGTTGAACCTATTTTGCAACAACTCATTGAAGAAGAGGGCACGGTAGACCTTGTACGGAACATTCTTGAACCGGCACAACGAACCTTTGCTGATGTAGAATCAAAAGGTATTCTTGTCGATCAGACATATCTTGCACAGCTTGGGGAAATTTGGCTTCCGAAGATCGCCGCGTCTCGCCAGGCAATTCAACAATACGCCGCCGATAACGGGTGGAAACGAGTTGTTGAGGACAAAAAGATTCGTCGCTATGAAACCGTTACCGAGATAAAGCGGAAGAAAGTACACGGTCAGATGGTTAGCGTTCCCGTTGATAAAGAAAAGTTTATCGGGTGGGAGCAACTTTACAAAGAAGAGCCGTTGAACCCGGCCTCAGATGGACAAATCAAAGCGTTCGCGTATGAAACACTAAAACTCAAAAAAGTATTTGACGAGGATACAAAAAACCTTACGACCGGAAAAGCGTTTCGAGACGTGCATAAGGGGCATCCTCTCGTAACGATGCTTGAAGAGTTCACGCTGATGAATCATATGATGAACACGTATGTTAAGGGCATCGTGGACGATATTAAGTCAGATGGTCGCGTACATCCGAACATTGATTTGCGTGGGGCTGTAACCGGTCGTTTGGCGATGCACAACCCGCCGTTGCAAACCATTCCCCGGTCGAATACGTTGAAGGGGGGTTTCGACTCAATTAAGCGTATCTTCCTTCCATCGCCAGGTCACGTCTGGGTGTCGAGTGACTTTGCACAGCTTGAAGTCCGGTGCGCGTGGTTCTTGTCTGGAGACGATGTGCTTGGACAAGCTGTGATGACCGGAGATTTTCACAAGGAAATGGCGTCACGCATTTTCAAAATTCCGGTAGACGACGTTACTGATGAACAACGTCAGATTGCGAAAACAACCAACTTCGGAGTGTTCTATGGTATCTCAGCTATGGGACTCGCAAAAAACCTTTCCGCCGAAGGGGTGCCTATCACAGAAGAAACGGCACAGGTTCTTATTGATAGCGTGTTTGAAGTTGCGCCGAAGTATCGGGAATGGTATGCTAATCAACACAAGATCGCGCTGACCGAAGGCCGAAGCAGAACCCCGTTTGGACGTGTACGTCGATGGAACCTCATTACACGGGAGAACCGTCAGAACGTGTTGAACCAGTCAGTGAATGCCCCTGTGCAAAGCTTCGCGTCCGATTTAAACCTTCTTGCGTTTATTAAGATCAACACCGAACTTCAAGAAAAGAATCTCGGACGAGGCTTGTTCCTGGTTCACGACTCTATTGAATGTGAAGTGCGAGAAGGAAAAGAAGCTGATGCAATTGAGGTTATTCGTCGGAATATGACCACATGGCCGATTGATAACCCCTCTGGCGCGGTGTTAGATATTGAAGTCAAAGTCGGCTCCAATTGGGGTAACACAAAAGTATGGGAGGAAGCATGAGTCAAACAAAACATATCGTGTTTTATTCCGGTGGGATTGGAAGTTTTATTACGGCACAGCGGGTGATTGAAAAGTATGGAACAGACAATACGTATCTTCTTTTTACTGACACCCTCATTGAAGATAAATCTCTCTACACATTTCTTTTAGAAACGTACAATTTACTTTTTGGGGCGGATGTATTAGAGCTTCTAACCCGTGTGTCTCTTCTGGAAGAGTTACATGAAAACCCCGACGAGCGAAAGAAACAGTTGGTTGCATTGTCTCACGCTGTAACCGAAAAGTTAGACCATTTTGTTTGGTTATCTGACGGACGTGATCCTTGGGATGTTTTTAAAGACACAAGATTTTTAGGAAATTCTCGGTTAGCAAAATGTTCGCACGTATTAAAGCAAGATATGTCTCGGAAATATATCGTAAAAAACTTTGCTCCGGAGACAAGCGTTCTATATTTAGGTATAGATTGGACAGAACAACATCGAAAAAAAGCACCGACAGCAAACTGGTTTCCATACCTGGTTGAATTCCCGATGTGTGAAGAACCGTTTCTGACGAAAACAGAAATGATTACTATTCTTCACGAACACAATATCAAACTACCCGCATTGTACGAACAAGGGTTTACCCACAATAATTGCGGGGGGTTTTGTGTCCGAGCGGGAGCCGGTCATTTCGCAAATTTACTGAAAACAAATAAACCACTGTACCTTTACCACGAACGAAAAGAATTAGAATTTCAAGAGTTTATTGGTAGCAAGGTAGCAATTCTTCGAGACAGGAGAGGGGGGGATACAAAACCACTGACCTTGCACGCTCTACGGGAGCGTTTAGAAAAGAACCAGAAAGATATAGATTTTTCAGATGTTGGGGGTTGTGGGTGTTTTGTCACAGACTAACATAATTAACTAAAACTATGGGACTAATGGCTGGGGTTAGGTACTAGATTCTGACCCTAGCTTTTGTTATAATAGAAGTCTTACCTTCGTAGAGAAAGGATTATTCGTGTCTATTACTCCGAATATTTGTCTTCCACGTCAAAGCTTCAAGCCGTTTGAATATGACGTTTCCGGTTATAAAGAAGCTATTCAACACAGTTATTGGCTTGTGAGCGAGTGGAGCTTCACCAGTGATATTCAAGATTATTACACCAACATCAGTTCCTATGAACGCGGTGTTATCACACGAGCATTGTTCGCTATCTCCCAGGTAGAGATTGCGGTGAAACGGTTTTGGGGAAACATCGGAACGATGTTTCCGAAGCCAGAAATTGAGCAAGTCGGAGCTGTGTTTGCTGAGTCCGAGGTGCGACACGCTGATGCGTATTCTCACCTGTTAACGGTGCTTGGTATCGAGGACGACTTTCAGGAATCCCTCAATTCTCCGGTCCTGTCAAACCGATTTAACTACCTTACAAAGAAACTAGAAACAAGCATGGGGGGTGATATTGAAAAGATTCTTCTGTCTATTTCCTTATTTACTATGCTTGTAGAGAATGTAAGCTTATTTTCTCAGTTTCTTATTATCAAGTCATTTAATAAATACAGAAACGTATTAAAAGATATTGATAACGTGGTGCAAGCCACCCAACAGGAAGAAACAGTTCACGCCCACTTTGGTTTCTGGCTCATTGACACCCTTTCTCGGGAGTCCGGTACTTTCTTTACCCCTCTTTCGTGGGTGAATCTGTTCCTTACCCAAGCAAATCAAGCGTACCAAGCGGAATGTAATGTCGTGGATTTCATTTTTGGGGATGACGACGCGTTGGGTTTTCTCCGTAGTGAGGATGTGAAGGAGTTTATTCGTTTTCGTATCTGGAAAAGTTTGGATCAAATGAATCTAAAGGCAACGAACTTTAATAACCCGTGCCCTGAAAATCTTCGATGGTTTGAAGAAGAACTTCAAGCTACGGTCGCAATTGACTTTTTTTCAAAAAAATCGACTGCGTACACAAAGCGTACACAATCGGTCACAAGTAACGATCTGTTTTAGGAGTTGTCTATGTTTGAGTGGTTGACGCCGGAGAGTCGGCAATTTTTATCACGCGGGTACTTGGTTAACGGGCAATCTGCCGAAGACCGTATTGCTCATATTACGAAAACTGCAGGGAGGATTCTCAACCTTCCGTGGTTCGAAGATAAGTTCTTCCAATATATGAGTGAGGGGTACTACTCCCTTAGTACACCCATTTGGGCTAATTTTGGTACGAGTCGTGGTCTTCCGATCAGTTGTTTCGGTTCGTACATTGATGACACTACCGAATCCATCTTGACTACCCAGGCCGAGGTCGGCATGATGACTAAGTTTGGCGGCGGAACATCAGCTTATTTCGGAAAGCTTCGGCATCGCGGGGCACCTATTACCAACAATGGTAATTCTTCTGGAGCCGTTCACTTCATGCAGTTGTTTGAAACAACGATGAACGTCATTTCTCAGGGGTCCGCACGGCGGGGGAGTTTTGCCGCGTATCTCCCTATCGAACATCCAGACGCCAGCGAATTTCTTAATACGCGTTCGGAAGGAAACCCACTTCAAGATATTTCCTTCGGCATTACTGTTACCGACGAGTGGTTGAACGCGATGATTGGCGGCGACCACGATAAGCGTGTGCTATGGGCGAAGGTACTTGACTCCAGGTTTAGCACAGGGTATCCGTATATTATTTTCATTGACAACGTAAATAATCAAGCACCGGAATCCTATAGAGGACTTATTAATTCATCCAACCTGTGCGCGGAGATCGCGCTCCCGTCGAATGAAGAAGAGTCGTTCGTCTGCAATCTTTCCAGCATGAACATTTCAAAATACGACGAGTGGAAAGACACAGATGCGGTGGAGATTCTGACGTACTTTCTCGATGCGGTGATGACTGATTTTATCGCTAAAGCGAGAGAGCTACCTTACATGGAACGTGCTGTACGGTTCGCGGAACGGCACCGGGCTATCGGTATCGGAGCCGTGGGGTATCACACGTACCTGCAATCACGCATGGTTCCGTTTGAGAGTGTGGTTGCACGAACGTTGAACAAACAGATTTTCAAAAACATTCAAGAGAAAAGTTATCTCGCCTCCGCTGAACTCGCAACATGGTTTGGGGCGAACGAATTTGACGGGGTGCTTCGAAACACAACAACTATGGCGGTAGCCCCCACAAAGTCCTCGGCGTTTATCCTGGGGCAAATCTCGGAAGGCATTGAGCCGCACGCGTCGAACTATTACATCAAAGATTTGCAAAAAGGCAAGTACACAATCCGAAACCCGCATTTGATGTCTACCCTGGAAAGGCGGGGGCTGAATACAGAAGCCGTGTGGGAAAGCATCCTCGCTAATCAAGGAAGCGTGCAGCACTTAGACCTTGACGACTACGAGAAAATGGTGTATAAAACATTTAGTGAGATTTCTCCGATGGAGATTGTGACACAAGCAGCAGACCGGCAAAAGTTTATTGACCAAAGCCAGTCGCTCAATCTAATGATTGATCCTGACCGCACAACCACCAAGGATATGAACGCGCTTGTTCTCGAAGCGTGGCGGTTGGGTGTCAAGTCGCTGTATTACCAAATTGGTTTTAATGCAGCAAAGTCGTACACACAGAGTGCTGATATTCTTTCGTGCGCAGTGTGTGAAGCATAGGAGGGAACGTGTTCGTTTATATTGTGTTGGTTGATTACGCGGGTACGGGAAGTGAGGTTATTTCCTACGCATCGCTTGATAAAGAGCAAATACGCACGTATGTCTTAAATTTTATTGAGACTATTCAACAAGAATCAGAACTATATTTTGCAAGCGTGCGCGTTCTCCAATATAAATTAGAAACGTTCACATTCCCAAAACCCTTGTTTATTTGGGTCGCAGGAATGCCACCCGTAACAAACTTTTTTGAAGAAATTTCAACTACTCAACAAGAAACAGAAGTGAAAGGATAGTAACGTGTTTTTTATTTGTGTAGATGTCGAAGCAGACGGGCCAACTCCGCTTATCAATTCCATGATCGAGATTGGGGCGGTAGTTGTTCATCGTCCCGCAAACAAAACGATGTACGAAATCGGCGCGACGTTTCTCGGAAGTATGGCTCCCTTGCCAAATCACGTATCCCGTAATGATGCTCTAGAAGCTATCGGTCGAAGCCGAGCAGAGATTGAAGGTTATCCACGTGCCTCGCTTACAATGGAAAAATTCAATTCGTGGGTCCAACACGTAACGCCGGAGGGAGTTCGTAGACCTTCGTTTGTTTCAGACAATGCGGGATTCGATTGGCAGTTCGTCAATGCTTATTTTCATTATTACATCGGGTCTAACCCGTTTGGATTTAGTTCGCTTAGTCTGACAAGTTTCTACAAAGGACTCCGGGCGGATTTCAAGCAGAGCTTCAAGAAGTATCGAATAACCAAGCACACGCATAGTGCGGTTGACGATGCCATGGGGAACGCCGAGGCTCTGTGTACAATTCTTAACTCGTACTCAATTAGGGGGGTATAGTGAAAATTCTTGTCGCGTGCGAGTATTCAGGCGTTGTTAGAGACGCCTTTATTCGAAAAGGTCACGACGCAATGTCCTGCGATTTGCTTCCGACTGAATCCCCCGGCCCTCATTACGAAGGCGACGTGTTTGATATTATCAATGACGGGTGGGATATGATGATTGCACATCCGCCGTGTACGTATCTTAGTTCGTCCGGTCTTCATTGGAATAACAAGGTTCCAGGCCGGTCTGAACTAACGCATGAAGCGATGTTGTTTGTCTTCAATTTAATGGGTGAGGGGTTCATCGATCACAATATCCCTAAAATTGCTCTAGAAAACCCTATTGGTCGAATCAGTTCTGCCTATCGTAAGCCAGATCAAATAATCCAACCGTATATGTTTGGAGACGACGCAAGTAAGTCTACATGTTTGTGGTTAAAGAATCTTCCTATTCTTATGCCAACAAACTATATTGAGCCAAGAATTGTGAACGGAAAAAATCGGTGGGCGAATCAAACCGATAGTGGTCAGAATCGACTAGGACCAAGCGAAACACGCGCTAAGGAACGAAGCAAAACCTACCAAGGAATTGCAGATGCTATGGCCGAACAATGGGGATAAAAAAAAGAGCCTTGCGGCTCTTTTTTTATGTATAAAGTTGTTTCCAGGTTTTGACACTTACCACAGGTTCGAAATGGTGCTTGTCAGGCCACAGAATGACAGCAGGGAAGCTTGGGTGCGTGTGTAGGGTGAAGAACCGTTTTGCGTATCCGGAGTTTGTTTGGATCGTTCCTGCGTTCGTAGCGAGCTTTGGGGTTTCTCCGTGAGTGAACCACGAGATACCCGGAACGTGTGAGTCACCTGACATAGCAATCTCTCTGGAATGCCCGTGAGACATTAGGTACATCACACCCCCATAGCACGGGTTATATTGAGAGCGTCGAGGGAAAGCGTGCGTAACGGCTAGCTTATACGTCTCGTCTCCAATCGTCACATCTGGATGCCCGATCCCGTTGTGATAAATAACATTTCGTTTCAAAATGTCTGAGTAGCGAGAATACCCGCTAGCTTCTTCTTCACGCATAGCTGAGTGGTTGTCCCACGTTGCAAAAAGAACCTTGTGGGAGATTTCTTTCAACCACGCTTCGAGATACCGGTGCTGAATTTCCGGAGGAAACATATTGTCAGATACTTCTAACACACCACGCATCTTGATAGACATTTGTTGCAAGTCACCGAGAAGCGCTACGTACAAGCCGTCTGTCTCTAAAATTTCATTGGTGATTTCTTCGAGAAGGGCGTGGTCTGTTCCCCAGGATAAAATGTGTGTATCAGATAAGCCCACAATACACACCGGCTTATCAGTGTCGATCTTTATTTCCGCGGTGTCTTGACTGTAGCTAGCCCGTTGCTTTAGCTCCTGCATTTGTAATGCAAGGGCATTTACTTCTCGCCAGTCTAGTTCTCCAATACGTTTGTTCGATGTGAATTCTTGGGGGAGATTTTGAATAGATGGAAGCGTGCGACCACGCTTAATTCTCCACGCATCAAACGTTCGATCTTGATACTTTCGCAAAAAATCGTCGGCGTCCATTGTATGAGCGTCGTTTATTTCTTCAAGTAACCAAATACGAGACATTATTTATCCTTTTTTACAAAATAAAAACCGGAGACACGCTTGTATCTCCGGTCAATTATACTACACTAAGAACTACTTGTCGTCTACAGCCATTTCAAGGGGCAGTCCTGCGGAAGTCGTTTTAGAGGTTGTTGTGCCGTTTGTTTGTTCAGTTGAGAACACAGTTGCTAGTTGATTACTTGCGTCGTCGTGCGTAGACGCGGCTTCTTCTGAGGCGAATACTCCGGCTACTACACCGATGATAAGCACTTCCCAACTACCGAGCCACACCGCCAAAAATGCGGAGAGGGCTACTGCAAGACCTACCCCGGTAACGAAGTTTACCGCAGGGCGGTAACGAGATTCGATTTGTTTCCCATCAATAACCGCTTGCACCAGGCGTGTCTGTCGAGGCCCGATAAACTTACCATACGTGATTGAAAGTAAACCGAGAACTGCGAGAGCGTTTGTAATTGCGCCAATTGTTGTATCGTCCATAATTAATCCTTAGTTAGCCCAAACCCAACGCACATTCACGTCTGGTCGGTACAGCGCCCAGGCTCGTGCTGCGCTGCCGTGGAAGAGAATAACATCGCTTACACGCCCATCATCAGCATTTAAGCGGTGCCATGCAATAGGCCGTGGAAGGTCGGTGTGGTGTGTTCGGTTCGCATCCCCGGCTGCACGCGCAACCCAAGCATTGATAACCGCGTGGTTTTCGTTGAATGAAAACGCTCCAATGCCTCCGTTAGGCTCAAATCTAGGAATAGTGCCCCACCGATCAGCAAGCTGCGGAGTCGTCCAACCCTTAGGCCAACCCGTGTCGGGAACCGGAATAGATTCGGGAGGAAGCTCCTTTGGAGGAACAACAGATGGAACCTGTGCCGCTTTCATAATTGACCGAACCCGGTTTTGAATCTCCTGAATACGGTTGTACACAGGGGGGAACGGGCAATCCTTTGTAGCAATTTCTTTATGGAGAAGATGGGTTACGAGATTAACATGGGGGTTAAGAGGAAACTGATCCCACGGCACCTCTGCTTGGTCGAACCAATAGGCGGTAAGCCCACAGATAGCCGCAAATTGACGGTCACTCATAGGTGTGTTAATATTTCCGCCGTCACTTCTTTCAATCGAAACAAGATCACGGTTAATCGCATTAATACCCATCTTACGAACGAATGCAACGCCGTCTCCCTCCAAACCATCTGAGGAACCGTTTGCCCAACCACTCCGACGACCTTTAGGATCGTTCCACCGGTAAATAACGCCGTCAAGGTTTCCGTCAGTAGAACCACCGATCCCGTAGTCTGTGAGGCCATTGCTGGCGGTTCCACGGCGAAACCATCCGTCTGTTCCGGTAAGTGAACCAATCATCGAGTGTTGACACACTCCGAGGGGGGTTCGTTGTCCGAGGTCATCCCACGCACTTGTTTGAGAGTTTGGAATATACTTATCTACAAACGGTGGGTGAACTACGTTTCCAAAAATAGGACCGTCATCCATACTGTCGTTGCTCCTGTCTGATTGATCGTCCCCTAGCGGAAACGCATTATTAAGATGCGCTACAATTTGTCTCGCATAGTTTGGGTTCGCAGCCCATCGTCCAGATAAATCTTGAACTGTCTTAGCGATTCCTAAATAACCGGCTTTTCCAACTTCATTTGGAAGAGGGTCAAACTCACTAAACGTCGAAATAGCTTCGTGTTCATACCCGTAAATATATAAACTTAACCGGTGGAGCATTCCTAACGCCGCATCTGTTCCGTTTACCCATGTGCGAGACGCTTCACCCGAATACGTAATTCTCAAACCACCTGGGTTAAGATGCGTATTCCAGTAGAAGGATTTCCCTACGTCTGTTTCATCGCACCATTGTCCGAATACAACCTCGGGGCGAATATTCATTCGTTCTGCGTAGTCCCACACGGTATTTACGAATCGGACTACATCATTCCAACGCTGCGCACCTCGTTGATGTGCGTAATTAAGGGCTTCGTTCGGAGTAGCTTTGCTGTGGCCTTTACCGGTAGTTGAAAGACGTGTTGTATACATTACTCTCCCTGTAATTTAAGCAACGACTCTAATTGTTTTGCTTTGTTAAGGGTCAAATACGCTTGTTGTACTTCTTGGTCGTTGTAGATATTTGGGTCTACTTTTCTAAGTCTGAGAATTTTTTGTTCGAGTCCACCTTTTCGGTAAGCTCCCAAATTCGTTGAACTGTGTCGTGAAGTTGATTGTTTGCTTCGAGCAGGGCTTTGTTCTTCCGCCGTTCGATTAATAAGAGCGGGTATGCAGTAAACCACAAAAACGCCAGGCGCAAGAATCCAAGCAAGGGGATTAGACGTATTGATAATTCGGCTAAGTTCCCCTGTAACATATCCCACATAATTTAGCATCTTTATTTACCTTAACCCACTTGTATTGTAGTATGAGGCAACATATTAGACCGTTGCCCCAAATATTCGTAGTCGGTGGGTAGTATAATCTTCATAAATCCGAAGTCCATTAACAAAAAGAACTTCTAGACCGTTTCCTACAACACAAGTAGCATATACCGGGGGATAGAGTCCGGTGTCGGCCCCTACACGTTTCCACAAATCAAAAATTTTTTGACTTGCAGGTGGTGTATTCCCCCACCACCGTAATAGTGTCGATTCTGTTGGTGATCCATCAGAATCTAAATATCCGTCTACTTTATTTTCATAGAATCTTTTAGATTCTAGTGAAAGAAAGTATTCAGTGTCTCTTACGATGCTCCACAGCAGCGACGTATCATAAATGTTTTGATCCGGAAAGTAATCTTGTTTCCAATGTGTAATGGCTTCGACATATGTAGAAAACTCTACATAACCTGCAAAACTTCCAGTAGACTTAATATTAAAAGGATTATGATATTCGATTGGAAGTCCAGATAATCCATACGCCGATGTATTTTTCAACGTTGCAAGGCATACCGCTGTGTGCGGTTTTGCAGCATCATAGGCTAGAGAGCCTTCTTCAAGAATTGGACTATCTGCTTCTTTAAGAATTTCTCGCCAGGTGTCCCACGACACATCCCCTAACGATTGTAAAGATAGGTTAGACATATACCCCCATAATCCTAATTATAGATTATAGTCTAACACACTTTACTAAAAATAGCAACTCTTATCGTTTGGATTGACGAATAAAATAAGCGAATCTATAGGTTGCTTTCGCAGTTGGGGCAACCCGGAAATTGAGATTCCATCCATTTACCGTACGAGAAACGGTATTATATCGGGCTTGCAAGTCACCAGATGCGTTTGTTGTGGGGGAGAGAAGAATATTATAATTTACATCGGGTTTTTCTTGACCAAAATTAAAGGTCAAAACATTTCCGGAAGAAAGGGAAGCGCTACCGGCCTCAAGCTCAATTTCCCCGGCATAATCCGTGCCACCAGAAAGAATCTGACCAGTAGCCCCGGTTCCAGCCGGAGATAGAACGGTAATTGTAGGAGCCGTCTCTACCCCGGATTTAATTTTTCCGAGAATGTATGGTTTCTGTCGAATTTCTAATACTAATACTTCATCGTCAACGATAACATAATGGTCCGACAATCGTGCGTATCGTTCTTCACTCGCAGTTGTTTCGCCAAGCTTACGAATTTGAAGGCCGTCTCCGATTGTGTCAATGGCCGTAACAACCGCCGAATACACATCAATGTACCGAGACATTTCCTGTCGCACAGCGGAGATAATAGTTTGTGCTAGGCTTTTTCCATATGACATATTATATATCCAATAGTCCTTGACCAGGCACCAATAAGTTATCAACAAACCTCGCCACACGGCTGAGAGTTAAGTCTACCAACGCGTCGTTCGGAGTAAACCCGATTCTCCACGCCGAGACACGATAACGACCGTTCAGATGTTCTTTTGCTCCTGTAAGATAAAGGTCTACCGTTCTGTAGATTTCTTGGTTTGGATCGGGAAGCGTGCGAAGTTGAATAATTTTCTCATACGCAGCAGCGTTATCGAGTTCAGACTGTGCAAGTAAATCAAGGGATGTTTGATCTTCTACATCGGTAACTGTTTCCGGCCCTCGAACAATATCAATTCCTAATGAAACGGTACTCCACGGAACGGTTGGACTGTCTTCTCTTGCAATAGACTGAATAGACCCGCCGCCTTCAATTTCTTTTTGAAGAATAATAATATTCGCAAATTTATCGGTTGGTGGGGTGTCTACTTCTAACAAATCAACAATATGGTCTTCGGTATACAGTTTAGAAGGCTGTGACGTAGATAATTTGCGATAAGGTAGAGAGCGTAGCGTTCCGTCCAACTCCATAAAAAGCCGATACCACCCAAATCGGTGAAAGAAGTGGTTCATTGCTTGAAGTTTTGTCGTCCCAACTCCAAAACTTTTAGCTGACCCAAGAACCTTTGATGTTGACGGAAAATTATATTTTGTTAAACCTAAATCGGTAAGAATTCCCGTTTGTAGGGTGACAAGGTTTGTTGATGCAGAAAAGTTTTCTCTGTCTAGATACTTAGATAACGCAGGAACAATTGTAAGATCACGCCCTGTTACGGTACTTCGCTCGTCAATAGCCGAATGCGTTTCTCCGTATGGCATGACCATAAAGTGACCCATTTGCGCACGTACGGTTACGCCAGAATCGTAAGTCAGTGTTTGAAACGGAATAAGGTAGTCTTTCCAGGGGGTGAGTAAATTCGTTTTTGACAAAACAAACTCGCAGCCCATCGGAGAGCCGCCTGACCGGTCAGCATCCCAATCGACAAAACCCGAGTCTACATAGCGGGTAATATCTCGAATAAGATTTCCTGACCGATCAGATACCCATAATCGCGCATCAATTGTAACGGTTCCGCCAACCGGCTGTGCCATTAAGATTCGCCCTCTTCGTATGCTTCTTCTCTAAGTGCCAAAGTTACTTCTGATTGAAGGAAAAATTCGTCACTAAATTCTGTACCTTCTCGTTCTGGAACAACAAACCGTTTCCGCCCCCGAGAATCTCGGTAGCAAAGAATATTACCAGAGTTAAGAATATCCTCAAGTTCTTGCACCCGCTGTGCTGCGGTAACTCCGATTCGGTTATCATCAATAAGTTTGTACCGACCGGATGTTGTCCAGTATTTAATATTTCCTCGTACCGTAGTTGGTTTCGTAGCCCCCCAGGGAAGATAAATTTGGTCATTGTTCGTAAAGCGGTGGCTTCGGCTTTCCCCGAAAGAAAGGTTAGCTCGAAGGGTGCTTGGGCTTGTTACAGAACATAGAACTACACCTTCTAAATCAATAGAAGCTTCCGCAGATACCGTAGGACCAGCCAAGTTTAGACCGTCGATAACATTGACTTGTCGAATTGTATATGTGTAGCTCTCCCCGGACACCGGGAGATAATCAACGTATTCGGTTTGAGACTGGCTAGAAATATATGCAAGTGGGTTAGTTAAGTCACTTCTTCGTAGAATATAGCGAACAAACCACGGTGCCGGTTCAATAGAAGCATCCCAAGTCAAGCGAATCGCTGATGGAACAGTGTCCGTTGTTACCTGCATCGGGTTAGCTTGGAAGTTTGTTAGTGCTGGCACAGGGGGGTAATCAATTTCGAACGCTCGTTCCCCTGAAATACCGATTAAGGCTAAGTTATCCTCAACTTGAACAACAAGCGTATATTCCGTCTCATTATCTAAATACCCTAATGGAACATCGTGAGACGTTGCTGTATCAACAACCCAACCGGAATCATACGCAACTGCACTATCGCTTACCTGTGTGATAATAACTCGGTACTCAACCTGAGTTCCGCCCGAGACACTAAACGTAATCGTAGGATCAATTGTCTCAATAACTTCCGCCTCCGTAGGAGACGTAATAGTTACCGTAGGGCCGGTCGCATACACAAACGTACCCGCGGACGATTTATCAGCGTTCGCTTCTACTGTCTGCTCTCCGGAATATAATGTTCCGTCATAACTATATGCTACCCAGGAATATGTTCCAGTTGCCGTAATTTCCGTACCCGTTGTTTGATATTGATACTCTCCGCTTACGTATGGTAGCGTTACAGTTACAGTTGATAGATTTGGACGAGTAATAATTGCTTTAACAGTAAGACTTGCCCCGTCGTCGTCAGAGTCCGGATCAGACGCACTACATCGTAGGAGCGGATAGCTCGTAGAGGTACTCCCATTCGAGGGAATAAGGTTAGATGGTGTGCTAGGAGACGCGTTTGTATTGAATGCTCTTCCATCAGACCAGTCAGACCACACATTTGAAGTATCCCGTGCCCGAATCTCATAGGTATAGTTTCTACCCCAATCCAACGAGCTAAACCCGGTATCAGCCCAGGATACGGTAAATGCAGTTCCAGGAGACACCGCTGACACTACTGTTTTAGTAATAGTTCCGCTTGTTTGAACAACGGTTCCGTTTTCTTTTATTCGAACCTGCACCGCATTTGTAGACGTAGAACTTTGGTGTGTCCATGAACCACCGAACGTAATACCGGTAATTACTTCTTGTTTACCAGTTGGTGACGACGCATTGGTAAAGACATACCCCGCTTGTGCCGGGGTAAATTCTAACCAATCGGAATAGTCACCCCACTCTTCAAACATATCTTGATGCTGAATTCTCCACTCATATGTTGTTCCCAACGAAAGAGCCGAACCAGCATAAACTTTCGAAGTAGCATTGTTTGTCTTTTCAGTAGATGTGGCACTAAACGAACTAGGTGCCCACATAATTGTTTCATCAGAAACACGACGAACTTGAATACGATACCGGTTGATGACATCACCCGAATCATATCCAGAGTTCGCCGTTCCCCACGCCCCGTTTCTATCTCGGAACGTTGATGTGAACGTAGGAGTTGCATCACTGATAGTTCCGCTAGGTACACGATCAACCGGCACGCGAGGTGGTTCGTTTGCGTATCCTTCTGTCCAAACAGTAAGATGCCCTTGACCGTATGCTACGGATGCCGTACCAAATGTGCTTGGCGGAATAGTTGCGTTTTCCGCAGACTGTCGTTGGTAGATGTTCTCGTTTACTTTAGAAATACTTGCGGCGAAAATCATTGCCACATGGAGGTCTGCATGGTCTGACTGAATACCTAAACTATAACTTTTACCAGCCCAAAGCTGTGCAGAGTCGTTCGTGGGAGAACCGGCTGCTGAAACAATATCAGAAGTGTACACGGCTCCGGTCGATCCGGATGTAAGATCAGTTGATGATGTTTCCTCTTCCCCATACGCCCGAGTTGTAGTCGGTTCATAACTAGAATTATTTTCCCAAATAACAAATCTAAATGAGGGGTTGCCTTCCACAGCCGACACTCTACCGACACGGCCACGCAAAGTAACCGCCCACATATGGGCGGAGTTTTGATTTTCGCTATATGAGCGTGCATAATTTTCGAGAACAATGGCATAGCCTTCGCTTGTACCACTGTTTACATAACCATACGTTCTAGGTCCGAAAGACGCCATAGATTACACCATTCCCAATGTCATACGAATTTCTTTATCAGTTTCCGCAACAGTCATAAGACCTTGTTCTGATTTCTTTTGAAGCCGCGCCAGGTCTTCCGCTGTTACCGCATAGTTGAATGTGTTATGCACAGCAGATGCCGGTGCCCGTACTCCCATTGTTGGTTGTGCATTATACGCACGGTCAAAGCTTCCGGCCACTGTTGCTGCACTTGCTTGTGCGTGAAGCGCAAGCTGATCGGCCACGGAACCGAAGTTATCCGCGATATACTGGAAACTAATTTCTTCACGAAGCGGCCCTTTTCGCGCCGGAGAGTGAGGCATCACGTCTGAAATTTCTTGGGCGATTTCTCTCACTCGGACAAGCGCCGTTTCTAATGGGCTAATATTAACACTAAACGTTGCGGTAAAGAGTGACCCAGCCCAATTGAACCCAGACATAAAGGCTGTATTTGCTTTATTTGTTGCGTCAATACTATTAATATTGAAGTCAGATTCATAGACTGCTCCGGCCCACGTTAGCCCCCACGTTTGGGCTTCGGTTTTCTTCGCCGCTGCTTCTGCGGTGTCAAGTTCAAAAGTTGCTTTGAACGTATTACCTCCACCAACATATTTAGCTTTAGATGTTCCACCGCCACCGATAAGCGATGCAAGTTTTGCCAAAGCGTCTGTCGTATCAAGCTCTAGTCTTGCGGGGATAACTTGTTCCTCAGCTGTGATCGGCGGGGGTGTGTACGAAGGGGCTTGTGGAATAGCATATCCTTCGCCGGGAGAGTGGAACACATAGTCACTATCATCACTAGGCCCACCATATTTACCTTGATTGAACATGGTGTTCCATGCGTTAGATGATCTATCGTCAAGATTACCCATATCTCCAGGCATAAGAAAGAGAGGTGGTGGTAACATAACTTCTGGTGGGTTTCCATCCGCTTGTTCTTGAAGGAAGAGTTCGTAGTCTTCCATAAACCCGATCATAACATTTCCGTTTTCGTCCATCCACGCCATAAGTTCTCTGTCTTCAAAGGCACCCCCGACGATCGGGATTTTTTGGAACAACCCTAAGATTTCGTTCCAGAACCCTAAGAGGTCTTCATTAAGAAACGTTAATAAATCTTCTTCAAGTGTATTCTTAATCGCCATTCTAAAGCCTCTAGCAAAACCATCTGCAAAGGCTGAAAAGGCATTTGCCCACTCTTCATCACTCGGGCCGGTTAATTCAACGTTATTTTCGTTAAGGAAGTCTGCGCCAAGCACAGAACCAAGAACCGTTCCTAACAGTGTACCGAGTTCTTCACCGAAGTTTTCAATCTCAATTGCCATTTCCGGAGTAACCTGAAACACGCTTGAAAGAGTTTCAAACAAATCATCATCAACACCTTCGGCAAGCTCAGGAATAAGATTAATTTTTATGGAACCGAGCGTGATTGATGCTTCTCCAGTTTCGCTATCAAGTGTAAAAAAGGAGGTAACTTTGGTAATTAAACCAGGAACAAAAGATTCCAAACCAGTGAGTAAAGATTCAGCGGCACTTACTACACCATCAATAAACACAGTTCCGATGAAAAGCGTGTTGTCTTTCGACCCGCTCATTATTTGTTCACCAGTCCCTCCATCAGCATAAATTCCTGTTGGAGAATACGATGTTGTGCCCCCGGTTTGAAGATTGGCTTTTACCCAACCCCAAAGATTTCCCGCTGCGGCAAGAATTGTTCCAGTAAGCTGAATTCCCGCTTCAATACTTACTGTTCCAAACGGTAGTTTATATTCTGTATCGGAAGACCCTCTTCCTCTTCTACCTGTCAACGCATCAAGGGCTGCCCCGCCTACCCCGTCATCTTCTCCGAATATTTTACTCTGCACCCAACCCCACAGATTCCCTGCCCACTTCGCAAGATCACCCGCAAGAGCCATTCCTACTTCAAACGTAGCAACAATCATCGGGAAGACAATATTTTCTCCGGTCCATTGGATCGCAGATAGAATCTTTTCAGACCAATCAACATCACCAATAGCGTCGAACATAATATCGAAGCCACCGGCTGCTTGTCGAAGTTCACCTGGAAGACGCCGCCAAAATCGGTCCCAATCTCCTTGACTAATGAAGTACCAAAGATCGGCCAACGCTTCTACTACACGACCAGCCCCGATTGCGAAGGTCTTTAAGGGGCCGTCGTCCATAGCTCCGAGGAACTTTTGCACAGGGTTATTAGCTTGATTAATTGAACTTAGGTATTCAAGAATATTCATAAACGGGCCGAAGGCTTCTTTAATTGATTCTCCCCAACCACCTAGTTTGTCTCGGAAGAGGATTACTGCACCAATGAGAGCGAGAAGACCAAACGAAGACGCTAACGCCACAACGCCCATAATCTTGAAAGCACTAAAGAGAATAGCCATTCCACCGAGTCCTTTAAAGACCATAATAGCCCCGGAGAGAATCATCATAGCCCCGGCTAGACCGGTGATTGCGATAGCCGCAATTTGGACAATCCGTGGTGCATCTGTCATCACACCGAGAAGAATTGTCATAATATCGATGAACGGTTTTAGAATATTACCAGCGATAACACCCATCGCACGCGCAAAGTTTGACGACGCTGCTTGGAAACGGTCAAGAGAACCGGCAATCGTATCCATGAGTTTTTCCATGAATGTTGCGGCTGACCCAAGATCACGCATTTTTTCGTTGTGCGCTTCGTAAGCTTCGATACCACCAGTAAATAAAGCGTACAAAGGGGAAGCGGCTGGCTTACCGAAAATATCCCCAATAAATTGCAGACCTTCGGCTTTAGACATACCATCAAGTAACTGACCAAATTGGTCAATAATTTTCGGCATACCTACGAAGTCGCCTGTCACAGGGTCAAACGCTTGTACCCCGTGACTCATTCCGAACGCATCGGAACCTGCGGCAAGTTCCAAGAACATAGAACGAAGACCAGTACCAGCAGACCGACCTTTAATACCGATAGATTGGAGATAGGATAGAGACGTAGCCATTTCTTCTAGCGGAATTCCAAGCTCGGATGCGATAGCCCCGACGTATTGGAACCCGGTCATAAATTCAGCCGCCGAACGACCCGAACGAAGAATAGCTTGGGAAAGAATATCTGCTACTTCCGCAGCTTCTAACCCCTCTTCTTTGAACACACGCGCTACTTGTCCCATAATATTCGCAGAAGAAACTACATCTTCATTAATAACTGCTGCGAAGTTAACCGCCGCGTCGGTCCAATCTCCCAAAATTTGTTCGCCGGTGAAACCTTCACGCGCAAGTTGCTCCATCGCTTCGGCAATTTGTTGTGCAGAATAGATGGTCATTTGGTCAACTTGGAACGCTTTCTTGGTTAGCGCATCAACGCCAACAGCGGCTCCCGTAGCAAGCTGATCCACCCGGATCATCGTTTGCTCGAAAGCCGCCCCTGATGTAATTGCGTCTTTGAACCAGCCTACAATACCTCTTCCGGCTCCTAGTAGAGCGCCTCCGGCGATAATATTGTGAAAGCTTCTGGATACTTCATTCAGTTCTGATTTGGCTTGACTTGCGTTAGCCGTAATAAGAACTTCAAGCTCCGCAACTCTAGTAGCCATATAGTTACCAATCTATTAGCAGTAAATTATTTTTTCCTGGTTGATTCTGCGTGGGCGTCTTTTTCAGCTAGATTCTCTGCGGCTTCTCCGATTGCCGCCCAATCCTTCCAAAAAATAGGAAGGTTCATATATTCAACCGGAGAAATGCCAAGATACTTAGCTCGTCGTATTACAAAATATGGTTCGTACTGTTCTCGCTTTAGCTCATTGAACCCGAAGCGAAGAGACTCTGCGAGTTCTTGGACGAAGAACCCTTCTTGGAGTTTGGGCGCATATCATCCATAATTCCGGTGAACACGCTTTGAAGAATGTGCGTGGAAATATGTTGAAGAATTTCTTTTTGCGCCGGAACCTGTGCGTCTTCTGGAACAATCATTTCGCCTGAAACGTTGTCATACACAGGGCCAACAAAATCCCACTCAACAATCATCTTTTCCATTGAAGACAACATTTCTCGGTATGCTTCGACGCCTACGGCATCAGACATTCGCGCTTCATCCGCGATTGTCCGTTCGTTAGGACGATACACTACACGTACTTCACCGAGGGGGGTTGCGATAAACACTTCCGCACGCTGCTTCGTAAGTTCAGAAAGTCGTACTGCCATTCGTTTTGCAAACTCCTTGTCCGTAGACACAATATATAAATGTTAGGGCACCCAATGTACCCTAACTTATATCTCTATTATAGCGCAGTTACAAGGTTTTGTACAGCGATACTGAACGCTCCACCAAAGTCTGCATCGTCTACGGCTCGGAATGTCCAGTCTACTGACATAGCTCCGTCCGTTGCATCAAAGGAATCCGGTGATTCAATCTTTCCAGCCATATCTAGAACAAACAGATAATTTTCTGCGGCATCTGGCGCTGGCATAGCCGGTCCTTCTACTTCGATTCGCAGATAAACCGTTTCACTTGCTCGAAGGGTTTCTAAGAAAGCCATTCCTTGACCGTTGGCTGCTACCTTTAGACGCATTGTCACGTCCGGAGCGTTTTCTACCGTCGCGGCAAACGATGTTTGTGTGCTATCGAGAACCCACATCGGGTTGATACGAGAAGCGATATTGAAGTCTGCTTCAAATACGCGGGTAAGCTTTGTCGTCCCAATTCCCGCAAAGGTGTCGTCTGCGTAAATGTTTACGTTTCCTGGAATAACTGGAAGCGCTTCTTTTACGCTTAAAGCCACACCTGTTTGTACAGAAGCAACGGCACTCGTACCTGGGGCTGCTGTAAGACCTGTAAAGGTTCCGGTAAGCGTTTGTGGACCTTCTCCGAGAGAACCTGTGAAGGTTACAATGAACGGATCAACGTTGCCGGGACCACCAGTTACACGAATGTCGCCTGGTCCGATGTTGCTAAGGGCTACAAGTGCTGCTTGTACTTCCGTCGCAGTTGCATCAAAGTCGATTGCGGCTGTTGTTTGTGCGCTATATGTTAACGTGAATGTTCCCCCGGATACCGTTGGATCAATCGTTACCGAGTACACAGCGTCACCGGTCATATATGTTCCATCGGTAAACCGACGTCCAATACCAGAACCAGAAACTTCAATAGAACCACGCCGGAACGCAAGTCCAAAGTCGCTCAGAACCACACCGGTCGCCCGTTGTGCCCGAACAAACGAACCAGACTCAATCGTAAATGGTTGCTGTGTATCCGGAAGTGTGCTATTAGAGGTAAAGGCGTGCCGTCGTCCGTTTGTTCCTACTGTGGAAATAGTTGGTGATGCAACAACAGATGAAAGCGGATAAATAACATTGTTGTAATCAAGACGACCTGAAATTTCCGCCGCCGTCCAATCTTTACCCGGAATCATAAGCGTATCGTACTTATTTCCAAATGGGCGATACCGGTCAGATTCAATAGTCGGGCTAAGTTTTACGCCTACGGCTTCCAAACGATTAAGAGCGGGAACTGCCGTACCGGGAGCAGACGTAGACTCTACACCCCATTGGGAAACTTCAAATACTTCTGAACGTTCAATATTTGGTACAGACATACTGTAACTCCTTAGATCGTATTAATATTAATCTCGTATTCACCACCTAGATGAATATATTGGGTCGAATTAAGAAGCTCTACTTCTTTATATGGTCGGTCTTCAATACAAGCAGAGATTACAGCCCCATCTGTATACCCAAACTTTCCTTGTAGCGCATTGTAAATATATCGCGCTCCCTCAGCTACTTCTCGCTGATCGTTTCCTCGGGTTGTCCCACGAACAATAAAACGAATTGTTGACCAAAAACGAACAGCCCCTACAACATGAAGATCGGGCTTAGGATATTGAAATTCATAGGTAAGGATTGGGTATTCGGTGCGATCACTGGTTTCGTTGTATCGCGGACCTGGGTAAGCATAAATTCTGTCGCCAAAGATGCTTACAACGTCCGCGTCGTTTCGAAGCGTTTCACGTAACCAAACTTCTGCCTCGGAAATTACATCATATGCCATATTTTTACTTACCTAAGTATAACTCATAATTTCTTTTATTGCAATAGGATATACCTGTTCGGGGAATGTTTCTGCAATTGCGGGGCGCATAAACGGGTATTCTCCGGTAACGCGTGTCCCGTATTCGTGATACGATGCGTACACGCGGGGGAGTCCGTCATACCATCCAGGCGCTCCCCCAGAGAATACGAGCAAGGCAGACATACCGTTCAGCATAATCGTTCCCGAAGCGTTCAACGCCCCGGTATCAATGTGTGGTCGTTGCTGTTCCTTAGCCTCTTCACGAAGAACATTTGTATACTTCTTTACTGTATCCTTCGCCGCGTTATCAATATTTGCGAGAAGATGGGGGATTTTGTTTTTCTTTACAACTAGTTGCACACGCATTTTAATCGACCAAGATACATTGGAATCCGAACACAGTGGAGTACGATTGTGGGGAGAGAAGACTTGTTACGTCTAAGTTGTATACTTTTCCAGTCGTCCGTTCAGTAATTTCTACCCGGTCGTCTAGTCGAATGTCGTTGTATTGTCGCTTTACGTGACACACCCAACGCACACCGGACTGTACAATGGAACCTGCAACATCTTCTTTAATTTCACGAAGAATACGAGACTCAGAATAGATAGGTATATTGTTGTAGATAGTGACATACGTGCCTTCCGTTCCGCCAAATTCGTTGGCTTCATACGTGGGCCGTTTAACAACCGCACGATCAGGAAGATTCGTTTCCTGAGCTTTCGTCATTCTTCGTATCTGGTACGGACTCAACCGGGATGTTCTCATTGCGTTCCTTTTTCACCTTAGCCGGTTTTTTTACTTGTCTTTTTTTAAGCGGGAAACCTTCTGGTGTATGGGTTGCGTGTTCGCCCGAGACAATGTAATAACGACCATCGCCATAAAATTCTTTATATGCTTCAAATGATCGAACCGCGAGTTCTACTCCGTCCGACCATCTGCGAAATCTAACTTCTGTCATTATGAGTACCATCCTACTGCGTAATCCCGGTTCACGGTATACGCGGATTGAACCCACTGTCTAGCACGGAATTTACGAATAGCCATTTCAACCGCAAAGGTTTGTTGAGACGCCTTAAACGTACTTCCGAGTTCAAGAAAGTCGTATTCAAGTTTTACTTTGGATAACCACGCATCTAGAAGATCAGCCGTCGCCGCGTTCGTGTCAAACTGAGAACCGGTCAAATAGAGTTCGGTTAAATCTCCGTTGACCCTCCAATGACCTTTTACAAGGTTTGACACGACCACAGCCGGGGTAGATACACTGGTAATAATTGCATCGTTGGTAGTGGTGAGAACCACAGTGTCCTCCCACCAACCGCCACGATCTGAGTAGAAGTTCCGGTCATCCGGTGCGGAGAGAAGTGGAAGTTCGTACACATCCTCTCGGCGGTGGTCGAGTGCTTCCTGAATTTCTTCGTCCGCAAACGTTTCCGTCGCCCCCAGGTTGTCTCCTAGATTCGCTCTGACCTTAGCGATCAGATAATTAAGAGTTGTACGAACTGCCATTCAATTCTCTCTTAGCTAAGACCGAGAACAGCCGTAATAAGATTAGCGTGTGTTACGTCAACGTGGATGGTTCCATCAGATTGCATAAACCGCGCTGTGTCAGTAATGTGAATAGCTTGTTGTCCAGACGTTGCAGCAACCGGAATTGCTAGATCACCAAGAATAGCTCGACACGCAGGACCAGTATCTCCACCGTCACCGGCAAGAATAGTTAGGGTTTGTTCTGCACCGTTACTATTTCGAACAAGAAGAATCAGGCTTCCAGCAGCCGGTCCCGCTGCAATATAATGGTCATTGGTCGCATCACCTGTCGTGAACGCTGACGCAATGTTAACCGCTGTGTCCGCCGGAAGGGATGTTACAGGAAGAACTACACGAGCCATAAGGTTTTCTCCTAAATACTAATTACGATAAGATAAGTTGAGGGGGTATTACCCCCCCCCCCCCCCTCAGTTACTAGGCCGGTCGATCTACAATCAGGTTAGCGAGAGCTTCTGGGCGAACCACTTTTCCACCGTAAACGTGTAGACCCTTCACAGCGTTAGCGAACTGCTTTTCCGGGCGGTACGCTTCCACTTCACTGATTTGTTCAGCGAACGAAAGGGCCATAGAAGTACCTGTGTGAATGTGGTAGTATTCCCCAACCGCTCCGGTTCCTTCTTTGGTAAGATTGTTGCTGGTAAGAATGTCGAATCCGGCTGCACGACCCACGGCTCCGTTAAGAAGCACGTTTGGACCTACCGATTCAAGGCTAGAGTTAAACCGAGCGTCTTTCAGCATTTCACCGATAACCCACGGCGGAACAATCGCCCAACGACCCATTGTAGGAACGTTAGCAATATCTAGCATAACTTTAAGGTCAACTAGATAGTCGTACACATCTGTAGAGGCTGCAACCGTTTTCGGAGAGGCTGTCGTACCGATTGTATTACCGGCCACAGAATTCGCCGCAAGAAGACCGAGTAGGAACTGATCGGCCACGTTTGCAAGCCCATAGGCCGCTTCCTGCATGGCTTGTGCCATAATCGTTTTCGGGAATTGTTGCGCCCGATCAATGTCATCAATGAAGAAGTTGAAATACTTTTGTTCAGTGATGGTAAGAGTCGTTTGCGCATCGTCAAGAACTTCTGGATCAGAAATCTGTGTGTTCTTGGTGTAGTTACCAATGGTAACAGGACCGATTGCGTTGATTTTTACGGTGTCGCCATACGCTCGAAGCGTACCTTCGTAGTTACGGTTAGCTACGTTAGGTTGACCGGCAATAAGAGCTTTCTTTAGCGAAACAAGAAGTTCGTTGCTCCAAATTGTAGGGATAAAGCTATTAAGGGACATATGGAATCTCCTATTCCAGTGGGGGTATGGCGGGTAAGTCACCCGCCACACAAACTATTATTTCAATCTTCCAGAGTTGAGTGCTGCAAAAATAGCTTCCCTATTCGCCTCGTATTCTCCCTCAGACATACTCTCAATTTGTTGTCGAGTAAATGACTGTGGTTGTGTCGTAGGAGTGCCGGGAGCGCCTGGTGCCGTAGTCGAAGGAGGGGTAGTCGGGGTGGTAGGTGTAGGTGGGGTGGAGGTCGGTGCCGTCGCTCTCAAATAAGGCTTACTTTCGAGCAAATCATTAATGGCGTCATTAATCGACATACCACTGTCTACTTTTGACCAGTCCAGCAATTGAACAACCGCATCAGGATCAACAACTCCACTTTGTGCTGCGGCTACCTGAACCTGCAACTGTCGAATTGTTTTTTCCTTTTCAGGAAGAAGTTCGTCGTTAAACTTCCTAATATCCGCCTGTAACTTTTCTACTTCCGTAAGCTTCTCACGCTCATATGTATCAACCTTTTCTTTGAGAGAATTGGCTTCTACCCGTCGTGCAGCGGCTTCTGACCGTAAATCTCGTACCCACTTCGGCATACCTGTCCACGCGCTATCGTCGTTCAAATCAGGAATCTGATTCGGCAACGTGCTTGCTGGCGGTGAAGATGGGGGAGGCGTTTCAGTTGGAGGTGTGGATGTTGGTGCCGTAGTGGTCGTCACAGGTGTCTCACCGGGAGACGGCTGTGGAGTGATACCCGGTTCCTGACCGGGAAGAGTGTTACCACCTGTTGTCATACCTAAAATATTCTCCTTAGGCATACGTTATTCAGGATATGCCTATTATAACATGCTAAAAGTTCACTGTCAACCAAAATTACCTTAAATTAGTTAGGTCATTGTTGATATTCTCCAATCTTTCTTTATACCGCTTCGCGTATTGTGCCTTCATCGGGGGCATATCACTTCTGGTAGCTTGAATAAGTAAGTCTTGGCTTTCAATCAAACCAGAAATAATATTTCTAAGAGATACAACCATCGAATCTAAGCTTGTAATATTTCCGCGTAATTCTTGAACCAAACGCTCCATTCCAGCTAGTCGTTCAGCCGCGCTTATCGGTACTGTCTCGGTTGCCATTAGTTAGTTTTTCCAATCTCCGGGGTTCGCGCTTCTTGTGTCGCTTCTGCCGGTTGACTTGGCAATGTTCCGGGATCGTCTTTTCGTCGTTCACGTTCGTAATCAGGGTTTCCGCCGAGTTCCGAGATAACCGTGTCAGAAGAGAACCCAACTTGCAGTTTGTTCATCCCGGTCATTACTTCGGTTTGTGCGTCTCTCGGGAAAGTCACAGGCCAAATAACTTCAACAGGGTCGGGAGTTTGCACGCCCATAATAATAAGGATGCGTCGGTTTAGCTCAGAAAGAAACGGTCCATATGTCATTTGCTTGGAGTTTGTTTTTTCAATCATAGGACCATAGAGAATTTGCATCGCCATAGCCGAGAGGTAGGAAACTTCCTGAGCTTTACCAGATGCGATTTCAGGAGTCCGTGATACTTCATAAAACGCTTCGTTAATGGACTTGAAATAGTTCAAAGAACTAGCAAGGTCAGAGTTCATTTCCAGGTTCTTTAGATCAACGTCTTCTTTACTTCCCGGAATAAAGAGCATTGAGTCAGAATCAACGGTGACTCGTTTTGCTTGTTCATCTGTCAAACCCCACACAATTGTCTTCGGGTGGGCATGATTTCGAATAATCTTATTCGTGTTAGACGACACACGGTTAAGTGTTTCGTTCAGGTGAATGACGTCCGGTTCAATATCAGACAACCCCCAATACTCATTCGGAGTTGGCAAATTTTGAACTTCTAGAATTGGTGGGAACGAAAAGTCCCAAATCTCTGTTTGAGTCGCAGTCCAGTCTCCCTTAATAGGTTGACCATGCCCCATCGAATCCGCAAACGAATCTTCAACGATCCACTTTTGCGGGGTTTCCTGAACTTCTCCTACTTCGTCAGTCCACATCATCGAAGGGATGCGTGTAATTCGTTGTCGATAGTGGCGATATGCCTGGGAGTACACATCCGTTGTTACGGTCCACTGAATGACATATTCGTTTACTTCTGTGTAGTCATAGTGGGATGTAAAAACCGTTACCGTTGTGGGGTCGAGAACCATAATACGAATAGAGTCCGCTTCGATATGAAGTTTTACAAACGCCTGTCCGTAGATAGCTCCGTTCGTACCAATCTTTTGAAGCGTTGCCCCCTGATTATTCCGCGCCCAAATCGCATCAAGAATCTTTTCATGCGGCGACCGGGTTGCTTCTTTATCAGTAACAAATGTAACATGCTTACCAAACAAGTAACTTACTGACTTGTCTACCACGGTTTTACACTTATTAATCATTACATTATCGTCAGGACCGCCAACCCTTGTCTTTAAGGACGGTTTGAAGTCTCCCATGTAAGACTGCCGAGCGATAGCCATTTTTTCCATCATCCGAGGGTTTCCGGCTCCTACCGCTGTTGACTGCGGAAGACCGAACCCTAACGAACTGTGTACAAGAGGTTTATAATCTGCCATAAATTAACTCCAAAGATCGTCGCCGGAGGTCACTTCAAATCCAAACCTGGAAATAAAGTTGAACGCCCCGGAAGCACTGTCTACACAGTCGTCGTGTGCCGCGTCGGGAAAGTGATGTAGCTCGGTAAGCCAATACTCATTCCATGTGTCCTGTTTAAGTTTGACGTTTCCGGCTTCCGATTGAGCCGAAAGGGGCATCGCTCGTTTTACTTTATCGCCTTGTGGTCTAATTCCTCTCGCATCGTATCCTGCGAGAAGTTGCGTAAGTCTGTTTGAAACCATTTTTCCAGACGACGCGCCTTCAATTTCCCAACGAATCGGAACGTCTCGACCGTCTTGTGATGCAATGACTTGAATGAGTTTTTCAATTTCGCCTGGGCCAACTTGGAACCGCTGCACGTCTACAACAAAATATTCTCCGTTAAACTTCCGCATTCGAGTTGCCACGGTCCAGTCGGGGTCGTTTCCTTTAAGCGCCTTCTCTGTTGCCGCGAAGTCCCAAAAACGAACATCGTAGGCTTTATTTTTATCGTTTCCTGCCGGAATTTCTTTAACAACTTCAAACCAGTTTCGATCAAAAATCTTTCCGGCTTCTGGTAGAACATCCCAATCCCCATCAAGTAACCGCATCCGTTCCACTTTTGGAAGGGCCATAAGGCTACCAAGATACTCAGGCTGTTCTCGAATAAGAATTTTATTATCGTGAATCGTAGACTTAATAAACGTAACGGATTTAATAAGCGCTTCCGGGGGAACGCCCATATTCATAAGGTGGGAGTTTGCGGGATCGGTGATCGCTTCGTCTTTCGACCGATACCACTTTACGGTTCCACCATCACGAACCATGTAAAGAATTTCCCCACTCTCTGCCTTGATCGGAGAGAAGCGGTCTACCCACGGGGCAAGGAATTTCTTCACCCAGGACAGTGCGTCGGGGTTGCACGTCCCTCGAATGTACCCTTTAATACCCGCTGATACAGAACGGTTACGTGACATAAGATAAAAGAACTGTTCTTCTGAAAAGTGGGTTAACTCATCAAAACCAATAAACGGAATCTGAGCGCCTTGCCAATTGTGTTTATCGTCTTCATGCTGCATGTGCGCAAAACGAATACTCATACCGGACGGAAAAATCCATTTCAAGTCTCGTTGCCTGGATTTTCCATGAACGACCGGATACACTTTATGGCTTTCAGACCATAACCCGCCTTCGCTTTCAATCATCGGATACGTTCTACGAAAAATAACCCCGGAAAAATTTGGGTTATCATAGTGTCGTAGCGGTTCTGCGAGAATCGCCCACGTCTTCCCACCACCAGCCGCACCACCATAAATAGCAATATCGGCTTCCGTCGTAAGAAAGTCTGTTTGCGGCCCTGGTTGGGGGCTGATTGAAGGAACTTCTTTATTCGAAGGGGTAGACATAAATCTTTTCTCGTTGCCGGTAGGTGAAGGAATCCGTTGTTACCTCTGCTCTCCACGAATATTGACCTTTCACATTTGGAAGGGTTAATGTTGCTTCAAACATATTTGTTCCCGTAACCCTGGTTCCTGTTGTTGTGTCAATGACGGTTCCCGCTCTATCGACAAGTTCAAACGTAGCGATAGGTTCTTCATAGGAACCTACCGGATACGGACGTGTAAACGATTCATGCTCGATTTCATTTGTCGTAAAAACACACGATTCTTCGACAAAATACAAAACTTCATCTTCAATAATTGTCGGCATCATTAGTCTCGCTTACTACGTCGTTCAATTGATTGTTTACGCCGACGTTCTTTTCTATTATCACCAGCGAACCCGCCGTCAATAGGTTGGTAATTATCTTTTTGCCGCCATTTTTTCGGAACTTGATTTCGTCGTAGAGGGGAAAACGCCCCACATTCGGGGCATGGCTGTGGTGATCCATCCCACTTTCCTGTATCCCCACACAGTAAACAATCAAAATCCTCTAAAACGTTTGTCATGTAAGTTACTTGCCCTTTTCAAGTTCCCGGCCATTGCTCGGGAGAATAATAGAAACGCCTCCGGTTGTTCCTACCTGGATGGAGGTTTTGTCGGTATCCGACCAGTGTTCTTTATTACGCTTATTTAGAATCCAACTTGCGGCTTTCCAATCGGTCAACGCCGCACCAGAGATAATTGAAAGAAGATGACTTTCCCCCTCCGCTTCGGCTACACGCACGTCTAACACAAAGGATTTATACGGTTCATCATACTCTTCTAATTCACCGTCGTCTCCATCACCACCACGCTTCATCCACGAATTAAATGTTGTATAACTTACTCCCGCAAGATTACAAGCCGTTTTTCTAAAGTTACCCGCCCGTAGCGCATCGCACAGTAATACTCGTTGCTCCGCGCTAATACCAAACAACGTTCCAGAAACAGGTGAGCGTTCAGGATGGACTTCTTTAACTAACGCCATTCGTTTTGCAAGAGGGCTTGTCCGTTCTACATCTTCAATTACCTTATCCGGGTCGAATGTTTTTTTACGAGACAAAGTATTCGTCCTCTGCTTGTATAATATCTTTTACAAACGACTTGTAGGGTTCTTGTACATGATCTTCGTGGATTGTTCTGTACGGAGAGATTTTACGGGGATAGCCACCTAAACGTAAATAAGAAACGAAGGTGGAGAGGGAAACACCGGCTTTTGTACACGCTGCTTGATACGACCAGCCTTCACGAATAGCGTTAAGCAGAAGCGTTTTTTGTTCGTCGGTAATCTCTTTTGGTCGCCGCCCATGAGGTGCCCCAGGAGGGTTTCTACGAAGTCCCTTGTCTTTTGCTTCCAAATAGCGTTGAACAAACGTATAATAGGGTTCTACGTGGACGTGAGACGCACACGCTCGTTTAGAACGACCTCTGGGGTTTCCCCCTTTGTTGATCCAAGTGCGAACCGTATCTTTGCTAAGGTCAGCCCGTTCGCACGATTCCAAAAACGAGTAACCCAAAGCTACGAATGTGAGAAATTGTTCGACCTTAACTTCGTCAAAGGACGGAGCTTTTCGGGTATAATGAGCGATACGCGTATCCATGTAATCCTTGACCTAACGAGGTTTGTTGGTTAGAATAGAACTAATACACTTAGAAGATAGAGGGGAGTTGTTCTATGACATTATTTTCTACTTGATATATAATAACATACATTATTTTCGTCGTCAAGTAATATGAATAAAAGTGTTTAGTTAGGAGTCTTCTTTTTTATGCAAACAACAGAGTTTCTACAAACACTGTTCCCGATGAACGGTGTTAATGATCCTCGACGTAATGACCTTATCCGTTTTGCAATCGTTGATTCAACACAAACTTTCCCCGGAACGATTCACTGGTTGGGTCGTTCTAATATTCATTCTCTGTCCGAATCCGGCATTTCCGGGCTTGGTATTAACACAGTTGGAAAGGATGTGTATTTTACCCCGCACGGCTTCACACGTCGGGGGAAGGATGTGGGGAAAGACGATAGCGTTGAACTCCTTGATGTAGCTTGGGTAGAGCTTGATGACTCGGATATTCCTCCGAAGACATTCAAGCCGGAACCGTCCATTATTGTTAATACGTCTCCGGGGCGTTATCACCTATACTGGCTTCTTGACCGCCCATATGCAGCGAAGGATGTTGAGCGCATCAACTACCGCCTTGCTTATGGACACAAACTAAAAGAAGATAAAGGGGGATGGGCGCTTTCGAAGTGGCTTCGTCTTCCAGGGTCTACGTCACATAAACGTCAAACCCCACATAACATTTCCGTTATTGAGTACAACAGCCAAAACGTCTACACGCTTCCAGATTTTGATAATTTGGAAGCTGCCCCGGAAATGTTGTTCGATACGGGGAAAATTCCCGAAACGCCTCATATTGACGATCTTCCGTCAAGGGAAGAGCTTGAAGCGTCGTATAGTTTCTCTACGGAACTTACCGATCTTCTTGACCGACCTCGACCGGACAGATCAGCGGCTCTTTGGCGAATCTACTCTCTTTGCTATCATTTAGGAATGACACAGGAAGAATGCTTCTCCCTGGTGTACAACTCAGCAAACGACAAATTTCATCAAGAGTGGCGTTACAACAGCGATGAAGATTTGTGGAAGGATATTTACCGTGGATTTAGGATTTCAAACACTCCGTCTGAGACACCTGTGCTTTCGGTTCTAAAGCAGATTCGGGCACAATCAAACACACCGGCAACTGAAAAACGCCGGTCAATTAGTGAACATATTATGAAAGACTTGAATGATACAGGATGTTTGTATTGGGATACCGAACGCCACGAAGCTCTGTATTATGACGGCTATCATATCATTCCAATGAATGCCACAAATCAGCGTTGGAAAACGCTGCTCAATATTCGTTATTGGGTTGTTGATGGAGAAGCTGAATTTAAAGCGATTAATGAAACGCTCACCGCGTTTGTTCAGGATCGAGGAATTCCGGTTGTTCCAAAAACATCTTACTATTGGAGTAAAGAGAACCACCTTCTCTATATTTATAACGGAGAAGGTATGGTTTACCGCCTAGACGGTGGTGATGCAATCGACACGGTGCAAAACGGAACGGACGGTATTCTCTTTCGAGATACCGTAAACATGACACCTTTTGTCGCAGAACCACCAAGAAAGCGGCGAAACACCACGCTTCAAAAAGCAATCTTCGGGCTTCCTAATTACGACACACAGCTAGGACGGCACACTCGGGATCAGGCCGAAGCCTTATTCCGTCTATGGGTATATTCCCTGTTCTTCTCGGAATACATGGATGCACAGCCTCACCTGATTATTGCGGGACCAACCGATTCCGGTAAATCTCTCGCACTACAGGCAGTAGGCGAGCTTCTAACGGGTCCGGAAACAACAGTATCGTCTATCCCTACCGACCGAAGTACCTTTGAAACCGCCGTATCGAACGCACACCATGTGTTCCTTGATAATGTGGATACCCCGAACAAGTGGCTTGAAGACGCGCTCTGTGAGGTCGCTACAGGGATTCAGTTCACCCGACGGAAGCTGTACACAACCAACGAACACGTTTCCTTTAAGGTGAAGTGTCACCTCGGAATGACCACACGGAACCACTGGTTCACCCGGTCAGATGTGTCTACGCGCATCGTGGTGCTGTACGTAGATCGCCGGGACGAAAAGATCAGCCCTACGGTTCTTCTTGATGCAATTCGAGACAACCGAAACGAGCTTTGGGGTGAACTTCTTATCGACCTCAATAAAATTGTCAATGTGTTAAAAACATGGAAGCCTGGAACCCATAATCTGCGTATGGCCGCGTATGCTGACTTTATGTTAGCGGCGTCTAAAGCAGTAGACTTGCCGGAGCTTGACCTTCTCTCAACACTTGAAAGCAATCAAAAACAGACTGCGAGAGATTCGTCTACGCTGTGGAATATGATTGATTTGTGGGTGCGGCGAAAGGGAACAAAGCCGGAGGATGGAAGTGTTTTTTACCCAAACAACAGTTCTTGGATTTCGGCGTCTCGACTCCATGCAGAACTAAAGAATACCGCTAAGGCGGTCGGTTCTGAACGAGAATATGAGAATCAAGTTTCGAACGCGAGAGCGCTTGCACAGCAGCTTCGTGAACTTGCAAAAGATGTAGAATCCATTGTGAAGATTGAAATGAGGCAAGGAAATCCCACAAATTTGTACAGCTTTACGATGTTAAATCCTGATTCCTTAGAGCGAGGTGAATAATGACACACAGGTATCGTTCCGCACAGTTCTATCCGTTCTTACGGTCGTTACCGGACGACTGGTTGGAACATGTTGCCTATCAAGGCGCTCCACCCAGGTATGTCCTTGTAACCTTCACATCCGATGATGTTCTTCGCTATTTTGATGAACATCTAGGGCCGTCAATTGAACCTAATTATTCTCTCGTATTAAATGACCATAAAGATATGTCTCGTACAAAGAAGGCAAAAGATAAGGAGCTAGACCATGAGGCGGTATAACGTTTTTAGAAAAAACATAGATATGGAATTTCTGCTTATTACACATGCTTGTCTCTGTGATGTTTTAAAAGATTTCGATAGGAATAGTAGGGTATCTATAGAGACTATTGACAGAGTAGAGGAAGTACGCGATACTTTAGCAGAGATTTTGGAAGAGAATGAAGAAGGAGACAACTTTTAGTGAAAATCTATTTTGCCGGTTCATGGTATAGAAAAAACGAAATTAGAGGTATTCGAGACAAAGTAATTTCGTATGATCCTACCCTTATTTCTGTTAGTTCCTGGTTAGACGATCCAGACGGGCCACATGACCGAGAAAGTACACGAACATTTGAGGTCAAGCAAGCCGACGCAGTACGTGATTCAAAAGACGTAGCGAATTGCGATTTGTTTATTATGTTTACGAGCAATGATCCTCGTTATCATGTTGGAGGGGGGAAATTTTGGGAGTTTGGACGAGCGTACACGCTAAAGAAAGGCTGTATTGTCATCGGACCACAAGAACAACTCTTTGAGAATATGCCTTTTGTAGGGCGTCTGGACAACACTGAGCAACTTCTTCAAGCCGTATCTTCTAAAGAACTACCAACATTAGCGTATATGTATCGAGTATGGGAAGGATCAAGACGTGGGAATTTTTAATCCTATTGGTTGGCGTTCAAAATATTTTTTTCATAAACTTATTCTTCATATTTATCACACATACGAAAGGTGGAAGACGCGTTGAACATCGCTATTATTGGACCAATGGGAGTCGGAAAAACAACGACCGCAGAACTACTCGTTAGTTACCGTAATTACAAACGATTGTCCTTCGCGGACGCCGTAAAAGACGATGTGGTTGAATTGCTCAGTTATGCTGTTAGGACTAAGGGAAATGATCTTAACCTCACACTCCCCGCCATTTCCAGGGGAACAATTGAGAAACATAAAAATGAAGTTTTTCGTCCGTTTCTTCAATGGTATGGGACAGACTTCTGGCGTAAATATATGGGGGTGGAAGATTTCTGGCTTCTCCGTCTAGACGAGAAGATGCAACAAAACCCAGGTGTTCAATTCGTGATTGATGATTGTCGGTTTCCCAATGAAGCCGATTTTCTCCGAAAACGAGGATTTATTATCGTAAAAATTGAACGAACATTTGAATCGAATATTACTGAGTTTAAGAAGCACGCGTCGGAAACAGAGATTGATAATATTAAACCAGACGTAATTTTTCCGTTGGACAATCGTTCAAACCAAGAAATTCTGGTTGGATTTGACACGATTAATTCCTTAACTAGATAGTAAGGATTTCTTATGATTTTAAGGAAGCATCGTAGTAAGCATCGTGGTGGCCGCACAGGTTGGATCAGTCGTGAAGATCGTCTCGCCATTTATGAGCGAGACGATTTTCGTTGTGTTTACTGTGACTCAACTATGTATCTTCAATTAGACCATATTCATCCCAGGTCTAAGGGTGGCTCTGACCATCCTCGAAACTTAGCGACAGCATGTAGATCGTGTAATATGGCTAAGAGCAATAGAATTATTTCCGGTCGTACCCGGCGTGCTAAGATCGCAAATTACCGTCGTGAGCGAATGTCACGCAACAGCCGTAAGCCGAAATACAATCACAACAACCAACGACGAGTTAAAGCTAAACGTCGAGGGGAGGTGTACACATCAACAATGCAAGCACAAGAAAAACCGAGAAATTTATGGCTGTGGTTTGTGGGAGGAGTTTTCCTTCTTATCATTCTTTAAAATAAAAAAAAGAAGCCCGAGGGCTTCTTTTTTTATTGGAGCATCCTAAGTGATTCGAACACTTGACCCGCTATTTACAAGATAGCCGCTCTGACCAGTCTGAGCTAAGGATGCGTGGAGCGCCAGCAGAGAATCGAACTCTGATCGGCAGTTTGGAAAACTGCGGTAATAGCCGTTATACGACTAGCGCATTAGTGTCCGTAGTAGGAATCCAACCCACAACTAATGTTTCGAAGACATTGGTGATATGCTTTTCACCATACGGACATAGATACTTTTGGGGGTACTCAGTGGGAATTGAACCCACCTACCACGTTCCACAGACGTGTGCCTAATCCGCTCGGCCATGAACACCATATTTTAGAACAACGGTAGTTGTCCTGAGTTTTCAATAATATCTTTTACTTTACGAAGAGAATAATTATACCCGGAAATTTCTTCCATAACACTATCGTCATCGACAGAAATAGTTTGGTAGGGAATATCCAACGCATCTAAACCGTGAGTTAAACTAATGCTATGATTTTCTTCAACACAGTCATCATTAACATATAACTGAGTCCAATCACTTCCACTAACAATTGTTATGGTAGGTTCAGGTTGCACAATCTCTCCTTGTATCTATTCCCCCTCTATATGCCCGGAATCCCGGTAGGCGTGGGTAATTTGACGCCTCGTTATGATATAGAGCGTAGGTAATTGCAGCCAACTACCCTAAGCCAACCACTTTCGGCAGGTTGCGCCCGGTGGAGAAAGTGGAATTCGAATCCACAATTATTCCTTCTTGCAAAGAAGGTGCCATTCCGTTAGGCGATTTCCCCAAGTTATTTAGTCCCGCTGAGAGGATTCGAACCTCTGTCTCAAAGATTAAAAGTCTAGTGTAGCGGCCACTCTACTACAACGGGATATTTTTTGCTTGTCGTCTACGTCGTTTATATTCTCGGTTCCACGTATTCCAAGCTTCTTTACACAAAGAACAGTTACAATCTCGTTTTCTAGCTAACGTTCCATGGGGTGCCCTGTGTTTTAGTTTATGGCACGATACACAAAGAAGTTGACACTTAGCTAATTCTTTAGAGAATCGTTCTTCGGAAAATCCTGATCCCGCCGCTAGAGTAAACTCTTTTGTATTAGGATCAATATGGTCAAATTCTAAATTTTCAGTACTTCCACAAGAAACACATACTCCACCTAAACTTAGTATAGCGGTTTCTCGTCGTTTCGTCCACCGATTTTTCATATACTCATTCATTTGTTCGTTAGAGTACACGTTTCTCCCTTCATTAGCTAATCCCGCACGGTGTTCAAGATAGGATTCGAACCTATGACCGACCGCTTAGAAGACGGTGACTCTATCCGCTGAGCTACTTGAACAAATGAACCGTTCGCACGCCAGTAGCAATCTGCACCTTTCGGTGTGGGAATCTCACCCCACGTACTCTTCCTCACCCAACCAACGGTTCCACTGTTGGGTCTTCTGCGGTTCTAACGGGATTCGAACCCGTACCCACCGGCGTGACAAGCCGGGGCGCTATCCAATTGCGCTATAAAACCAAATGTCCGTTCGCATGAGGCGCTGCAATAGGCTCATACTTCCATCAGGGGCGACCTGACTTCCCTAAACCACGGACCTCCCGAAGAGTTTAGCTTTTCGGCATGAGTGGAAGGATTCGAACCCTCAACAAGCGGGTTTGGAGGCCGCTGTTCTTCCGTTGAACTACACTCATAAAGACCCCGGAGATTCAGAGTCTCCGCTAGAGGTACGTCACAAGGATTTAATGCATACATCCTCGGAGCAGGTCGTGATTATCCTCTAGTTTGGTGGCGAATAAGGGTGCCGCCCCCTTAAATTCTTGCTTATGAAACAAGATTCGTGCTACACATTCGCTCAGTCTTTTTCTGTTCTCTCCATTTAGAAACATCTACTCTCAGAGCTTCTCTACACTCAGCACATCTGCAACCTGCATTATATTTACTTCGTGTTCCGTGCTTAGCTCGTGGCAAATCTTTATCCAACGTCTTTTTTACATGACAAGTATGGCACCGCGCAACACATTTTGCAAGTTCTTCTTCTTGTCGTTGTTTGGACCATGACCAAATTCTATGAGTAATTTTAGTTTGTCTATATACATGATCTAATTCTAAATTTTCTTTTGAGCCACAATCCGCACATCGTTTGTCCAAAAAATAATCGTTTCGGCGTTTTTCCATCCACTTTTTTTGATATTCTAATTGAACAGCCCTATCTGCGTACGGCACAAAATCCCTCCAAATCTAGTCAGGGTAACAGGATTTGCACCTGTACGCTCTAGGCACTATCTTCTAAGGATAGCGTGTCTGCTTATTCCACCATACCCCGTAAGCTTTTTCTCGGTAGGCCATGAAGGACTCGAACCTTCAATCCCGTAAAGGAAGTTGGTTTTAAGCCAACCGTGTATGCCACTTTCACCAATAGCCCAAGAAAACGATGGTGAGGATTCGAACCTCTCCTACCGACATAAAGACGGTTATGCTCCCATTACACTATATCATCATTTTTATCCGGATCACTTGTACCAAATCGGCCTCGTGTCCGGACCCAGGGACCACCCCTGACCGATAGCGCCTAGTGATAATATCGCTATCTGTTGCAGGTTGTCTACTTACCCGCTGCAACTCGGCAACTGCATAGATGGTATCACGCAAACTATACATGGCACCAGAGGAAGGGATCGAACCTTCGCACTCTCCGTTAACAGCGGAGGATTTCTACCAACAGAAACTACTCTGATAAAGACCCTTATTAAATACCCTACAGTCTGGCATCTTCCAAGTCGTAGTCTTTTTACCTCAGGGTCAGTTCAAACGCCCGTGCCTTTTACACTACTCTACGGTCGCTGACTAGGCATTCGTAGGAAGGGAGTCACCCTTTCTTGGCTTGGATCGGGAGCAGGGATTCGAACCCCGATAGAATGATCCAAAGTCACTCGTCTTACCGTTGGACGACTCCCGAATAAGAGGAAAAGGTGGGATTCGAACCCACGGTAGATTCGTCATCTACGTTTGTTTTCAAGACAAAAGCAACCACCCGCTCTGCCACTTTTCCACGGTCGGAATAGCAGGACTCGAACCTACTATTTCAGCGTCCCAAACGCCGCGCCTCACCAGTTCGGCCTTATTCCGATACTAACAATGCAATAATTTCATCGTGCATTGCGGGGGGAAACCGACCGAGAACTTGTTCTTGAAGTGTTTGCTTTTCTTCGTCGGTTTCCGCCTTAGATAAACTATACCCTAAAAGGTACCCAATTGCAAATAGCGCTTGGTACAACGCTGTTTCTAAATTTGCAATTCGCTCTTCGTTCGTTATACCGCACATCCTTTCATAAAAAATTCTTAGGTTGTTTTACGTTGGGCACCCATCCGTTGAAGACCCGCCGCGGTCATTACAAGAGGCTCCTGCGATGTTTCTTCTACAGTTTCTTCTACAGTTTCTTCTACAATTTCTTCTACAGTTTCTTCTACAGTTTCCTGTGTCTGTTTCTGTGTTACTTTTCTCCGTCTAGCCATGTTGTTACTCCTAAGACTTTTAGATTTTTGCTCTATTTCGTCTCTGTAGAGCTTGGTGGAAGTGTCCGGATTCGAACCGGAGTTTCTAACAGCGCAAAGTTTTTATACCCTTCTGTTAGGCAAACCTGTCACCCCCAAGAAAAGCTTCGAGTTTGTAATTCTAACGAACTCTGTACCGCCTAGCTATCTAGGCTCGAAGCTATGTAAGCTCTTGCCGTCTCGTACAGACTGAACAGCCTGGTGAACTTTACCAGAAGATAGTTTTAGCGCCTATATCTTACGGCGAGTGCAAGCACCCTGAAAGCTGGTAGTCCTTAGAGGATTCGAACCTCTGAATGTCGGGATGTAAACCCGATGCCTTACCGCTTGGCGAAAGGACTGTGATCGGACGGCTTGCCACCGCCCGAGTCATGTTGTGCGAGGCAGAAAGGAGGAAACATCCTCGTCCAACATTCATAGTATACACACCTATTCCATTGCTGTCAAGGGTTTTCTACGATTTCGTCCGCCGCAGGTAAGATACGAATATCTGTTGCTGACCGATACACCGACGTTCCGGACACAGCCCGAGTCAATACAACGTACCTACCGGGAGAACTAGGAAGGGTCACAATCCGACGAAACGATTCTCCGATTTGGGTAGCGACTCCGGACGCAACAACAATAGTATCCTCACTATCGGCAATTGCAAACGTCACATCTACCTCATTAAGGTCAAGACTATCTCCACCGAAGACCGGTGCTAAACCGTTAAGCCACAGGCTTACCGTCATTCCTGGGTATAATTTCATGGTTCAATCTCCATACTCGCCACTAGCACAGGTTCTACGCTGACTGTTGCTAAAAATTCCGATGTTACAGACACGGCTCCTTCAAGTTCCGTTGTAATAGTTACTATAGAAGACAGCTCAGGTTCTACATCAACCGATCCCCTAAAGTACGGATAGACAGCTACCTGACCGACCAGGGTTACGTCCGTAACGACCATTTCCCCGGTCGCAACTACCGAGAGTCCTGTTAAGGTAAAAGAGCCGGTGAGAGGTAGGATATTCGTTTCGCCGGTTACTTCGACGCCTTTTCCTTCAACCACAAACGGCGTTGGTAGTGGTTCGGCGGTTTCATTTCGTTGTCCCGTTGCCGAAACCGGCTGTCCGGTGAGAACAAATTCGGTTGGGCTTGTTGCTACACTAACGTTCCGCTGCCCGGTTGCAACAACGGCTTGACCGGTGAAGGTGAACGATGCGGTATCTGTATCGGCGTTCGCCCCGGACATAGCTTCAACGGTAACGGTGTGTCCCACCAATGAGAACGCACTTTGACCAACTATTGCTGTTTCATTCCGTTGACCGCTAACGTCCACCAACTGACCGGTAAGAATTAATGGAGCTTGGCTTATACTTGCCGTTGTAGACGCCGTAACGGATACGGGCTGTCCGAGTAGCTGCAGAACGGATTGGTCTACGTCAGCAAGCTCGTTTCGTTGTCCGGTTGCTTCTACCGATTGACCAACTAGCGTTAGTTGTGCCGGATCAGTTTCTACATCCTGGCTTGCTGTACCGGTGGCTGTAACCGATTGTCCCGTAAGAACGAACGCAGCAATATCAAGAGACGCGGTTTCATTTCGCTGTCCGGTTGCGGTAGTGGTTTGTCCTGTCAAGGCTAATGTGGGCGTATCAACACTTGCAGTAACACCAGACGACGCCGTAAGCGGTTGACCGGTGATGGTTATTGTTGCGTTTGTTAGTTCAGCTACTTCATTTCGTTGGCCGGTCGCTGTCGTTGTTTGTCCTGTAATGGCTAACGTAGCTGGAAGCGTCACCGAGTTTTCGTTACGTTGTCCGGTCGCTGACACAGGTTGACCGGTTAGTGTTAGGCTTGCGGCGCTTGTTTCAGCCGTTACGGTAACGGTTGCCGTTACATTGACCGTTTGACCGGTAAGAACGAACGCCGCCGAATCAACAACCGCGTCTTCATTACGTTGACCGGTAGCTTCTACGGATTGACCAGTTAGGGCTAAATCGGATTGGGAGATACTTACCGTTGTACCCGCAGACGTTTCTACGGACTGTCCAGTGAGAGTAAGCACTGACTCGTCTATAACGGCGGTTTCGTTTACTTGCCCGGTTGCTTCAACCGCTTGTCCAATAAGGCTAAAGAGGGCTTGACCAATAGCAGCCGTAACAGACGCAGACCCTACCACCGATTGCCCGGTGAGCGTCAGGGCCGCTTCATCGACCGCAGCGGTTTCATTGCGTTGCCCGGTGGCGGTGACCGACTGGCCGGTCAACTCCAGCAGGGCGGGTGCAGTGGCGGCGGTTGCCCCGGCTGAAGCCACGAGGGTTTGGCCGGTGAACTCCAGGAGCGCCGGTTCGGTGGTGGCGGTTTCGTTGCGCTGGCCGGTCGCGGTGACGGAATGTGCCGTCAGTTCGAGCAGGGCCGGTTGGGTATCTGCGATTCCATCGACCGATCCGGCGAATGGCCCGACGATCCAGTCGATCTTCGCGTCACCGTTGTCGGTGTAGACGACCAGGACTCCCACGTCGGGGATCGCCAGCGCCCGACTCAGCACGCAGTTCGTCAGACCCGTTTTCCACGCGGTCGCACTGCTCCACGTTCCAGCAACAGTGGACGTGTGATAACTGATGCCTGTACCCGAGACGGCAACAACGGCGTAGTTCGTGGTCCCGTAACGACACGTCGAGAGCTGCCGCCCCGCCGTCGTGGTCGCGGCACTAATCTGCGCCTCAGACGCCATCGTCACGGACGCGCTGGTCACATCGAGGCTACAGATGCGCTCCCGGATGGTATCGTCGCTGTCGATGTAGGCGGCGACAACCGTCGTGACACCGGACGACAGGTATGGCTGATACGTGGCGCTGGCGTGCTTGGTGTCCGTGGCCGCAGCCGTCGTATCAATATCGACCTGCGTGCCCTGCGTGGTCGTAACGAGAGAGCGGTGCGAGAAATCGTCGTTCGCGCAGTCGTAAAAGAATCGATGAAGGAAGCCGGGCGACGTCTGGTCCATCACTGTGTCGGCGACAAGGGAGGCTTCGCCACTAGTAATCGAAAGGACCGAGGCTTTCGAACCCCACGCGTTCCCGGCTGCGGTCACCCGCTGATAACCAATGTCGGCATCGTCAGCAGAGTCGGTGTAATGCAGCGTTATCGCGGCGTTCCCCACCGCCGTGAACGCATTGAGGTTGTCAACCCGGATGTTGCGTTCGTTGCTCACCGTCGAAGGTGGCGTGACTCCGTAATCAGCGGCGTCCCACTGGTCGGTACTCATGTTGAACACGCGCACGGCGGCGGTGTTCGTGCCGGTCATACGGGCGGTGATGATAAACGGTCCAGCGCGGGTATCGGTGGCGTCGAACGGGTAGTTGGCGTTGGTTACGCTCGGGGCGTCGGCTGCGTCCTGTTCACCCCACGTCGCGCCGTCATCGGTGCTTTTCCAAACGTGCAAACTCGTGTCTTGTGTGACCGCGTAGAGGGAAACGGGATGTTCCTGTAGCAACTGCCATGCCCAGTCCCAAGCTAAATTCGCCCCAGTCCATAGTCCGGTCGACGAGTTGTAATAAGACGCACCACCACCGTATGAACTCAGCGACGAAAACGAGATACGAGGGTAGTTCGCCGAGTCAACTGCCCCTGTGCGCCTTGCAACCAACCAATACTTCGTCGAAGCACTGAGCGCTACTGCTGTCGGGAAGGTAAAGGTTCGCCACGTCCCTGTGGTCGTAAGACTTGCGCAACTGACCTGATCCGACGTTGCGAGAACCGTCGATCCCGGCTTGTCGCTCCCGTCGTCTGATCGCACCTCAACATACACGTAGTCTGTGGGAGAGCCTACTTTACTTAGTGCAATACGTAGGTATTTGAGATCGAACGCCGACGAGGGCGTGATGCCCGTCGATACATACTCTTGCGCTACAGTCGAGGCAAGAGACATATTCGTGTTTGCGGCAAGTTGATTCAGAACGCCGTGATACGCAAAGACCGACCGAGCTGACCAGCCTACATCACCCGATGCGTAGTAGGCGTTCTTGTCGCCCGCCGCAATCGTCACCGGAGCCATTAGCGTGCGCCTCGCGTGTCCCGTTGCCGCAGTCGTAACCGCTCATTAGTCCAGTAGGTGTGCTTCGCGGCCAGCCGCGCATCCTTGCGGTTCTCGGTGCTCTTGGCTGTTTCCAGTGCGATGAACAGCGCCCGTTGCTCGTCCGACGCTTCCCATCCGGCACGACGAGGTTCGGTCACGGTGATTGTGTCCACCGTGACCGTAACCTCTCCGGTGCGGCTTGTGACCACCGCGCCGTATTTGTCGTCGTAGGTGTCGGTGCGCTGACTCACTACTACGGAGCCAAATCAAGTGTGAAAACACCAGCGGCGTTAATCGTTACTGCGAGAGTACCGGCACTTGGACTAATATCCCCATCGAGGGTGCAAAACATAATAAGCGGGTTTGTTGCTGCGTTTCCGCTTGTTTTGTCAACAATGTGGATATTTCGAATACCAGTTGCCGTAACCGATCCAACGGATACATCACCAATGTCCCACGTAATAACGTTTGAAGACAGAGAAATAGTTGCGCCGGTTAGGGCAACTCCCGATGAGGACAAGTTTGTTCCGGAGACAATGTTGGTTAAATCAGCTTCAAAATCGTGTGTTGCGCGGTTGGGAGTGTGCGTTGAACTTGTAAACATTGCATACAAGTTTGCGTTTGAATGAAGGTCGATTGTTCCGTTAAACACCTTTTCAAAGGTTAAATCGTAAGGTACCCACGTTCCTGTAGCCATAAAGCGTGCCTCTCAATAGATTAATAAACAAAAATATGCTTCTCATTTAGCATAACACGAAAGCCCGTTATCGTCAAGGATGACGGGCGTTCTACAGCGTTTTATTAGGTTTTTAGCGTTTATACTTTCTTTGTTGCGTACTTAATTGATAGCACACCTTCGCCGTCGTCTTCGAACGACGCGTCTGCAAGGATTGACGGCATATATTCCTGGGCTGCAATGAATACTTCGTTCGCAAATTCTCGAATAGAAAGGTCCGCCCCAGGATCAGATCGAACCTCGGTAATCCATCGCAACGAACGGGCATTCATCGAAACAACTCCGTCGCTGCCTTGACAAGCCGGGAGGATTGACCGAGCCGCTTCCTTTCGTCGTTTTCGTCGTAAGGTTGCGCTTGGTTCGTTCGCATCAATTTCAGATAGAAGATTCCGATATACCCGTACTGCTGTACGCACACTTTCATACCACGCATCAACCGCCGCAACATTTCCTCGGATTCTCGGTGGGACGACAAAACGAAGGTGTTCGTCCGTAAACCGTGTCGATTCAAAACTAAACGCCGTTCCATCGCCGTGTCGCACCAATTCAAGTTGAGACGACCTAGGAAGGTCTGCCACCATAAAATTCAACCACACATGCTCTAGTACGCTTCCGTGGGCGTGTTCAATAATACTGGACTGAATATATTCACCCATAGATTTCTCGGACTTATTATCCCACGAATGATAGCACACCCGTCCAGAAGCTTCTACAATTGTTTCTACATTTTCTGCTGCAAGCAACATTTTTGTATTTCGCTTACGATTCCATTGCACACCCCGATGGTTCAGATACGCGTTCATACCAACGGATTGAACCTGAGACGCCCCAATGACAAACACCTTTGGTGGGTGTTGGATAAGATCAAAACCTTCCGGTGAAAGCATTATTTGGGTACCCCTTTCATTTCTTCTTCTCGGTCAATTTGTGACGTTGCATCTTCTCTCGCATTATATTGAACCGTCTCATAGGCAAAATATATCACCAGAAAAATAATACCAAAACACAACGCGCTTAAACTATAGGCAAGGACTTCTTGACTAATAAAATCAAACACGGTTACTCCTTTACTTTACTAAGTTCTACCTTTAACTCTTGAATCAAAACAAACGCGCTGGTAAGCCTAGCTTCAAATCTTCGGTCTAGTTCCGTGTATTTAGCTTCTGCGTCAGCCGTCAAAATAGACAACCACACCGTGAGGGATAAGTTCCAAACAATAAAAACTCCGAGAATAATCCAACCAAGCATCGCTTAATCCTTACAGTCGTCTATAAAGTGCCACAACCCTCCAATGTTAGCCGTCTTATTATACGGCACCGAACGGTTAAAGTACAGGCCCTCCGGGTTTAGCACGCACAGGCTGACACATCCTAGGTTTTGACCACCAATATAGTGTTCTTGCACTTCGGTCACAATTGCCGCTCTACATACAGACGCATATTCCCCTCCAGGCGATCCGTAGCTCTTATAATGCACCGTTTGTCCAACATAAACTTTTTCGGTCATTGGACCCTGCCCTGATGTGTACATCTTCATTGTTAGTCGTCCCATCATTTCCTGATGAACCTCTTTTGCCAAACTTTCCGTCATTTTCAAATCCTCTTCTAAATTATCTTGTGTATATGGAAACCACGTTATTGAATAAATCATCACTCACCGTCCTGTTCACCGAACGGGTTGAATGGGCCGGGAGTTGGCGGCAAGGGCGCGTCCCGCTGCACGATCTTGTACCCGGCATCGGCCAGCGCCGCGAGAATGGCGTCGGTATGATCGAACGGATTTTTCCCCAGGTGGAGATACGCAACGGGGTTCCATTCGTGCAGCTTGTGCGCAATCACGTCTCTGGCGTTAGCAGTCATCGGTCGCCTCCTGTTTCGAGATATGGATTGGGAAACAGGGGATGAGGCAAATCCAGACGTCTAGGCGGTGTGGTTGGCGCTTCCAGAACGCACCAACCCACAAGTCCTCCCATTTGCGCTCAACACGAATCTTCATCACCCCACCCCTTCCCCACGCGCCACCCGTTCCACCAGTTCTTCGGCTTTGTCACGAGCTTTGCTGATCGTCGCACTTGTAATCTGTGTCCCTTCTTCTTCGTTATCAGGAAGCATATCATTCATTGCTAGTTCAGCAGCATAACTCAAAGCCTTTCTAGACTGCGTTTTACAGTCTGCACAGGGTTCTTGGCTGACGTGTCCGCAATCAAAAACTTCATTTGCAAACAGGTTAATAAGTTCGTTACTTGGTTGGTAGACTTTTCCACCACCTACAACATTTGTGTCGTTCTTACTCACTTCACACCTCCGGTTCTCGCACAGTCAGGGTAACAAGTCCCTGTCTGTCTCCTTTCCCTCGTCAAACTACACACACCTTATAAGGTGAAAACCCCGTGTCCCACCAGTTTTGTGCATTTCTAGCTTACGCCCTTATTTGCTATCTGTCAAGGGTTCTCGCCTATTATACATACTATAACGGTTTGCTCGTTGCTCTCGGAGTGCCTTTTGCGCGTTAAACTCGTCTTCAGACAGGTTATTTGGGTGCCTGGGGTCGTATCCTCCGACGCTTCTCGGAAGGGGGGCAGTAAAGGCTATATCTCTCTCCGTGTTCCGGAACCGCTTTACATCGTCCCACCAGAACGGGTCAGACCATTGACCCTTCGTGGATGCCAAAAACACTTCTTCAATCCACAACACATCCTCTAGACGGACCTTTTTTACACGTCTATCGGTCGGTTCTGGGTACACAGGAAGGCGCAACCGCCGAAATCGTTTCAACGCAGTTGTATGACTCCATCCGAGATACTTCCGGGCCTTTTCAAGATAAACCAGTGCATCTGGTTCCTCTAAAAGATGCTGTTCCAAGGCATTTCTTGTCTCATTTTCCACTAATTTCTCAAAATTCGGCATGACAGCCACGTTTAAACTCCTTATTTTACTGAATTTCGTCGTATTTCGACTTCTTCAGTATAGCAGTACTTTGCAAAAGACGCAAATTTGGCTCTGAACTTGGTAAAAGATGGGGGTTCGGAAAACCAACTTGGTAAAAGATTGCCCTGAACTTTGCAAAAGGTGTATTTTCTCCTTAAAAATTTTGAGAAAATGCAAAGTTTAGGTCATTTTTTAATTACTTACCCCTCTTCAATAAGCCAAAAAAACCCCTTTTGCAAAGTTTACTTTTTTGGCTACTTTACTGATTATGGCCAAAACCAGGACCATAGTCCTATAAAAAGAGCCATTTTAGGGGGTTTACTTAGGGTCTACTTTAGTAGGTCTAAATTTCTCAAGAGTATATGAATTAGTAAATCAATAGAATCTCGCTTACATAGATTGTTTCCCCTACAGGACAAACTAAGGTAGACCCTAAGTCAGATAAGTACACACTCCTTTTAGAATAGGAAATACCCCTTCTCATGTGGTGGGTGCCGCCGCCCTGGAACTGCGTACCCCCGATTTTTTTCCTGGGGGGTGCCCCTGGATTGGTCCTACCAATGAACCAATTACATAAATTGGTACATTGGTCCTACCAATTGACCAATTTGACATAAGTGGTCCTACCAATACACATACTGACAATATGTGTACATTGGTCAGACCCGGTACCAGGCCCAGGCCAGCTGTTAATTGGTCATACCAATAAACAATATGATGATATATGTATATCTAGATATGATGATATGATGATATGAATATCACGATATGCTGATATCTAAATATAACCGTATAGGCGTCTGTAAATAGTAAA